TCATCGGCCCGCCTCGCGGTCTGGCGCCAGATGCGCGGTGAGCCGCAGCGCCTCGCGCGCCGTGATCGTCTCCGGCGCCAGCCGTTGGTAGTGCTCCAGCGCGTCGCGCAGCAAGTCGATGGCTTCGTCCTTTCCCATGACAGTAGAGACGGGCCCCTGGCGCTCGATGCGCGCAGCCGCATCCCACTGGCGGCGCAGGTCATCCATCACTGCCGCCACCTGCGGCGTCAGCGCATCGCCAGGCCGCTGGGCCAACTGGTACATCACGTTCGCCATCTGCGCGCCGATGCGGCGGAGTTCGTCAGGCATTATCTTTACCCTCCCGTGCGCCGCTGATCGGCATGAAGGCGTCCGGTTTGAGGCACGCATAGTCGCGTGTCGGCACGCCACCCTTGTCGATGCATGCCTGCCGCAAATCACGGGAGTGCACGATTGCCACCACGATGGAAACCGCGAACGCGATCGCCAATCCCGCGGCGCCCACCAAAATAGCGCCGGCAAAATATCCGGCAATACGATCTGCGCTCATGCATTCTCTCCTTGAGCAGCAGCTTGGATAGCTGCGTCGTCCGGCACCTCGTCGCCGAACTTGCTGATCACGTAAGCCCGCATTGCCGATACCAGCGCAGTCGGCCCAATAGCGCCGACGATTTCATGCGCGCCATTGCGAGCCGCCGTAGTCCACGCGCCATCGTTCAGCGGCTCGACCTTCATGCGTTCCCTCTCGATGATCGGCCCGCCCTGCGCCCAGTCGGTGGATGGCTTCCAGGCAGACGCCGGAATAACGCCGACAATGCAGCCATCGGCATCGCGCCATACGTCGCACTCAAGCGTCTTGTGCTGCGGGCCGAACGTCCAGCCTTCGGCGCGGGCCACCCAGTAATCCAGCAGTGCGCCGGTCAGTTCAGCGGTTTTCATGCGCGCCTCCTTCCTGAGCGGCACGGATAGCGAACCGCATCCGCCCGGCGTCGTCGACCAGGTGGGCAGGCACCTCCTCGCGCATGCATACTGGCAATTGCGCGGCGGGCTTGCCGCAGCCGTGACAGGTATAGCCGCGGCACGCGCTGTTCTGCGGGAATCCGTTGCGGCAAAGGCTGGGGCCGTCGACGGCAGCAGAGCATTTATCGACCATCATGGCTGTTCTCCTTTTTGAGCGGCACGGATAGCTGCGCGGAATTTGCTGTCGACGCGCTTCTCCCATTCCTTCCACTGCCTGGACGCGGGATCCGGTTTGAACCCGCCGGACAAGTAGCCTTTGCGGCTGCACGCCGGGCAGGTGTCGAACTTGCCCGGCTCGTCCTCATACGAGTGGCAATCCGATGCTTGGCACTGGTAGCGTGGGCCGCGACGCAGCTGCAACTCGAAATCGAGCTCACCAGTCGGCCAGTTCGCGAGCGGGCGGTAATCCGCTCCTGCATGCGCCTGCTTGGCGCCGGCCGCCGAAGCAGCTGTTCTCAGGTCAATGATGGTGCGGTCCTTCGCCTGCGCGTTGGCCTTCCAGTTCATCATGCCGTTATAAAAACGGTCACATTCGTCGGCGGCGTCCGTCAGCGTCTTCGCGGAGACCTGGATCATTCCGCCTGGATGGTTCGTAACGATGCGGCGCAGTCGATCGGCCATCTCGGTTTCCACTTGGCGCGCCTGCACCTCACTCGCGCTGTCGGCATCTGCCGGTGCGCTCTCTTCACTCTGTGCACGCACAACCGGAGAGGCGGCGAACCCGACTTCGACGCCGGCCCGGAAGGCATTGGCCTGATCGGTGACGCCGTGGTTGCCGTACAGGCCGTCGCCGATATAGTTGGCCGCCTCGCCGAGACGCGACTTGTACATTTCAAACTCATGGCGCACGTCGATCTTGGCGCCGGCTTCGTGCTGCGCCGCCTGAGAGGCGTCTGCGCCAATCAAACAGTATTCGCTCACCGCCAGCTCGGTGGCCTGATCGCGCGGCATGAACGCCCTTTCGACCAGATCTTCGACACGCTGCGCGACCTTGCCGCCGTCGAGGTTGTGCAGCTCGGCCATCACCTTGTCGACCAGCTCGTGGCGCGAGTTGATCTCGCCGAACATGCCGATGTGCGCCATCAGCTTATTCACCGCGTCGTAGAGCGCGAATGCCTGCAAGGTCGGAGCCACCGGCTCGGCCTGCTCCTGCGCTGGTTGATGCGCGTACTGCTCTGGGAACGCAACGAAGTGCGCCACGGCCACATACTCGTCAGGCATCGACACGCTGTTTGCGCCGTTGCTCGCCGCGATTTGCATGACTTCGCCTAAGATGCTGTTGATGGCGCCCCACGGGATCGGCTTGCGCAGCGCATCCCCTGCTGGCACTGTTGGCGCTGGTGCTGCGGCTGATCCTGGCAGCGTGCCCTTGATCCGGCCGGCCGCCTGGCCCAGCACCGTGAACAGAAGGCCGCGCACGTACTCGCCGGGCCGCTGGAACGCGTCTGCGTGGCCAAGCGCGCGCATCAGGAGACGTAGACGCGTCATCTCGCCGATGTCCAGCGGCGCGGCCTGAGAGGGCTCCGACAGGATGGGCCAGGCTTCGGCCACTAGGGCAAGGGACAGATCCCATACACGCTGTTCGCTCAAGCTCGTCTCGCTGGTGATGCAGGCGATGAGCTTGCGGCGCAGATGGTCTACATCGCCGGACGCCAGCACGCTTTCGTCCGCTTCTTGTGCAACCTGCTCCGGTGCGGCTGTCGGCGCTGGCTGGTTGGCGAGGGCGGCGCGCAGAGCTACCGCGAACGATTCCCGGCCAGATGCTGGGCTTGCTTCGGGATCGCCGCGCCAGGCATTGCTGTGCTCGACAAGCGCCGTGTATCCGTCTTCGACCATCGCCTCGAAGTGGTCATCATCGGCCAGCGCATCCCCGGCTATAGGCGCTGATACTGGCGCAGCGCGGCGGGCGAATGCGATCAGTTCCAGCACGGCGGCAGGGTTGGCGGCGGCTATGAAGTTGGCGTCGTCCAACGGCTGCTGGTCGGTCAGCTCAAACCGCCCAGGCGCATCTTCGTACGAACCGGGCATGTCACCGCTGTTCCGAGCAGCTTCCGTCTCGGTGTGCGTGGTCGAAAGCTCGGCGACGGTGATCGGGTCGCCGTATTCGTCGTGGCCGACGTTGATGTGCGGCCAGGTGCCGGAGCATGTGCCGTCGAGGCGCACGGTCCATGGCCCAGGCGTGGCCGCGCGCGCCAGCGCTTCCAGGTGGTCGAGATTCAGCCCGCTATCGTTTTTGGTGGTGTTCATGAGGTCCTCAGCTATTTTCGATTGTCGGGATGGTGCAGTTCGTGAGCGCCCAGTCGATCCAGAATTCCAGCCACAGCAGGCGCGCCAGCACGTGGTCTTTGCCGTTGTCTACCTCGCCGCGCGCGTCGTAATCCCAGAAGCCGGGCGGCTTGCCTTCATTCGTCGCTTCTCGGCGCACGCGCGCAGCCCGGACATACTCCAAGTCGGCTGGCAGCAGCGCGAATGCACCCGGATGTTCGGCCAGCAATGGCGTCTCTCGATGGAACTCGTCGCCGCATTCCAGATAGCGCCGCTCATCGCGGCTCCAGCCCTGCCCGTAAAAAAGCTCGTGGATGCCGGCGTCCTTGCAGAAGTCATGCCACGCTGTATAGGACGGGCACCGGCTATTCCCGTTGCCGGTGTATGGGCAGTGCGCTGGCGCGTCCGCATGCGTCGCGCGCTCGGCGCGGATGCGAAGATGCTCGTCGCCTTTCGTGTAGCCTAGGACGCCGTTCCCGATGGTGATCGTGTAGCCCATATCAGCCACGCTCCCCGGAGCCTTCTCCGCTGTGGGAGATAGCCGGAGCCGGTGCTGGGACATATTCCAGCATCGTGCGGTACACATCGCCGATCCGCCCTTCTTCGTTGCGGTCAGGATCGCAGCAATACTGGTCAAGGCCCGCGTCAACCATATCTTCGGTCGGATTTTCCGGAACCAGCTTCCAGCCTGCCGGGATTGCCGCATCCCTTGCTGCCCGCACCTGGCTTGCAACGTGCTGGTCGATGTGGGCGATGAGCGCAGCGACGCTCTTGAGGCCGCGACTCGGGTGCGCGCCGTTCCAGACCTTCACAAGCAGCTCGACGAACTCTGGCGTATCAATGCTTGGCACTCCCCTTACAGGTGCAGAACGGGCGGCGACAGGGTAGGTAACGCCTTCGACCGCGAGCCCATCCTGGGTGTAGCCGCGCGCCAGGCATGCGGCTCGGGCGGCCATGAGCGTCGGCGAGCCTTCTTCGTCGACATGCGGGTAATGCTTGCGCTTCTCGGGAGCCAGCTCGGCGCGCCGGGCCGCGACCGAGCAAAGGCAGCGCACCACCTCCAGCAGATCGTCATCGCCCGCGGCAACTGCAGTCCGCTCTTCGATGCGCACCAGGCCGGCGAGGTCCGTGCCCGGCGCCGGCGGCGCGCCGGCTTCGACGATTTCCACCACCTGGACGCGCTCATGCTTCTCGCCGGCGTGAGAAAACGGGTGGCCGAGCGGCCCGACAAGGCCGTGGTTCTCGCTGGTAAGCAGAATCGACCAGGTGCGCGCCGGGCGGCCGGCCGCGGCGGCGCGGGCCGGAGCGGCGAACAGCTTGTCGCCAACCTGTGGCATGTTTTTGCGATCCTCCCAGCTGACGAGCGGCTCGCCGTCGACGTAGCCTTCGAATTCACCGACCAGACGCGGCGCCGTGTTGATGCCGCGCGCGCTGGCCAGCACCTCGTAGTAGGCAGGGTTCAGATTGCAGTCGTTCATCACTTTTCTCCTCGGTGTGTGCGGCGCGGTGCGACCGGCGCCAGTTTGTTTTTGAGCTTGTCGCGCTGCGCTTCGGCCAGGGCCAGCGCTGCTTCGAACCGCGCGATCTCGGCGAGCGCTTCGGTCAGCCCGTCGTATAGGTGGCGCGCCAGCCGCTCGGGGCACTGGTAGGTGGCGCGCAGGGCTTCGAAGCTCACTTGCGGTCCCCATAGAGCGCGCGGGCGGCCCGCTCGTCGGCAGCGGCCTCGCTGCGCTGCACCTCGCCGATGATGATCAGTAAGACCATCACGGCAACCAGGCCCTGGCAGAAGCGGCGCATCACAGCGGCCACCCATTCACGATCGCCGCGGTGCACAGGACGACCACAGCCGGCACCCTGACGGAGAAGCGGCGCGCGGCGGCGATATCGTGCTCGCTGTATGGGCGGTTCATGGCTTCACCGCCATTTCGCGCGCCACCTCACGCATGCCCTCAACCGCCCGCGCCGTCGCGGCCTCGATGCGGTCCAGGCGAAGGCGCGCTTCCATGATCGGGACCAGCGATCCACGCGCCAGCTCGTCAACCGGCACCGTGAACAGCGTCAGCAGCTCGAAGCGCTCCGGCGCCGCCTGGGTCTGGGCCAGCCGCTCTTTGGTCTTGATCTGCTCCCACAGCGGGAAGCGCTTGTCGAGCGGCCGGCGGAAGTAGACGACGCTGCTCGGCTCGAGCGGCGTGCCGTCGTCGCCCCAGTCCAGCGGCAGGCCGGGCAGGGGCAGGTCATCGACGCGGCGCTGCAGCTCGGCGCCGGCCGGGGCTTGGGTGCTGGTGGTCGTGGTCATTTCTTAGTGTCGTCCGGTTGGGTGGCTGAGGCCTTGTTGTCAATCGCCCTCAGGTCGCTGTAGTAGCGCGACGAGCCGCGGTTCGCGCGATAGTTCTTGATCGCGTCGTAGTCGGCCTGGGTCATGCCTTGGCTGTCGGCGCTGCGCGCGCGATAGGCGCGGCGCCGCTTCATGATTTGGCCTCGCCGCCAAGGGCTTCGACCAGATCGGCCAGCAGCTTGGCCAGCTCGCCGGACATGAGGACGAAGGCGTTATCGAAACGCTCAGCATCGTTCGCCGCCGCGGCTTCGTTCTCGCGGATCACGTCGAGCGGCTTCACGCCCTTGATCGCCAGCGAGTCGGTCAGCACGAAGCTGATGCGGTCGTTCCAGGTCATGGCCAGGCGGGTGCACTGCTTGCCGGCGGCGATGTGGCGGCGGATGTCTTCCGGCTCGAGGGTGTGCGACTTGTATCCGATCTGGGCGCGGCTCTCGCCGGTGGCGCGCAGCGTCGCATCGCGGTCGATCGTGAAGCCGTATGGCGATTCGTCGGCCTCCAGCCAGCCGGTCATCACGGCGACCGGCGAGCGCTGCACGCGCAGCGATTCCAGCGGCATGTTGTCCACGGCCTTGAGTAGCAGCTTGACGACGTCGTCGGCCTTGCCCGGCGCCGCGGCGTCGACCACCAGCCAGCCGTTCTTCGGGTCGATCCACACCAGCGTCGTGCGGGAAACGGAGAATGCCTTCGGCAGCATCTCGTCCGCAGCGCGCTCCTTCAGCTCGCGCATTGCCTTCTTCCCGGGCGGGAATCCCTGCTGCTCCTCCAACTCCGCCGCCATCGCCTTGGCGCGCTCGTTCACGGCCGCGCCCGGCAGGATCTTCTTCTGCGTCTTGAGCGCCAGGAGGAACTGGCCGGCCACTTCGTGCGCCAGCGCGTCGTCCGCGCCGCGCGGGCGGGCCCAGCCTTGGCGCAGCAGCTCGTTGCTCGACGCCGGCACGAAGGCCTGCGGCTCGAGGTATTCGGCCAGGCGGGCGACCGTCATGGCCCAGGGGGAGGGCAGGCGGTACACCTGCAGGTTGCGGAAGAACATTTGCGGATCCTTGTCGTAGTGGTCGGGGTTACAGCGGCGCGCTCGGGTCAACGGCGCCGCCCAGGCAGATCAGGGCGAAGAGCAGGGCGAACATCAGGCCCGGGCGGCGCTCGCACCAGTCGAGGCGGAAGAAAAGCAGGAAGCGGATCATGTCGGTCTCCAGGTCGGGTTAATGCGCGTCGCGCAGTTCGGTCAGGCGCTGGATCGCAGCGCGCACGATTGCGGCCATCGCCGCGGCGTCCTGGCTCGGGTGATCGGCGTAGGCCTCGCTCACGTTGCGCCGGCCGCTGCCCACGCTGACGGAAACGGTGCCGTCTTCCTGGTCGTGGCGGATGCTCAGACCAAGCTCGGTGCTGAGCGGCCCCGCCGCGTTCCAGCTGCGGCGCCAGTGCGGCGGAACCTGCGGCGTCATCGTCGAGAAGGTCAGCCGCGAGTTGTGGCCGCTGAACGGATGCGTGGTCGTCGGGCGCACGTAGATGAGCGGTGCGTCGAGCGTCAGCTCGGTTGGCGCTTTGTAGGTGCGGCGCCACTGCGCGTGAAGCTTCGCCAGCGCGATCTCATCCGCGAAGGCTTCGGCCAGGTATTCGTTGTCCCACTGCTTGGTCATGTAGCTCTCCAGTTTTCTGCGGCTCGGGAGGTGCTGAGCTCGCTGTCGTTGGAGTCATTATTAGGCATCCCTAAAAACAAATCAACAAATTAATTGAGGTATGCCTAAATATTTAGGTAAAATGTGTTCAACGGCCGAGTCTGGCTGTTTGCACGCCTGGAGCAGGGAGGGGAAACCGCCGACGCCCAGGTCTAAGAGCCAAGGACGACCGGAAGGGCAACGCGTGGGTGGATCGTAGAGCGCGCCGGGGGACAGGCAGGGATGCCTGGGAAGTCTGCGAACAAGCGAAAGTGTCCGAAGGCGAAAGCATGGGATGCAGTAGCCCTCCACGGGGGTCGGTAGATGCCGGCCCTTCTAGGGAGGGTTACGCTCTGGAACCGAGGCTCTGCTGGGATAAAACGAAGCCAGGAACTTAGAAAGACCTACCTGAACAGCCAAGAACAGAACTTGAACAGTACCTTTACAGGGTGCGTAGGAAAAAAGGCCCGAAAATGTCGCAAAAATTGACGCTGGCGCGCTACCTGGAGGGTAGGGGATCGGTGAAGTCGTTGACCCGCATCGAGGCGGAAGCATTCGGCGTCCCGTACCCCCTCATCTCGGGCTGGCCAGCACGTCACGGCACTCTCGAAATCACTGCGGACATGCTCAACAATCTCCGTGCCCGGATATCCAACGCGAACCGGGCTACAGCGAACAGGGCAAAGAACGGATTGATCGGCCTCGGCGCTTTGTCCAGCGTACCTTCGGCGTGCTGCCAAGCGAATAATCTACTACCGACTCCGCCTCAATCGCTCAATGGGTTCGTTCTGCGTAAGGCAAAACGCTATAGCACCCGATCGGAGAGACTGCCAAAGTGTTAAAAAACTAACACATAGTGATGGACGGAAAGACGGTAAACGTAGTCGAGAAGCTTAGTTGCTGCGTGGAAATTGGAGAGATTCCCGTGGATAATACGTCACCTCTGCGGCTCGATCCGCGCACATCCCATATCCCCAGAATGAAAAACCTCAGTATTAAACGCTTGATCGCGATTGTTATCGGCGCGCTCATCATTCTTACGCTATTTGTTGGCGTGCTCGGATACCGGTCCACACAACGCTCAGTCGAGCTCCTCGAGGGGCAGGCATTACGCTCATCGGTCCAGCAGTTGGGCATGTCGGGCCTGCAGTTGCGGATGGAAATGAACCGCAGCCATATTCTGCAGGCACTTCAACATAATCCTGAGAATAAGCATGCGGCATTGCATAACCATCCCTTGTCGTTCCACAGCGATTTCATCGCAAGCAATAGTCAAGCGCTGCTCAAGGAGCACAACGCAATGCAGGCAGGCCTGAGGCGCCCTGAAACTCGCGAGAAATTCCAGGCGTGGACGACTGCCAGCGACGAAATGGGGATTCACCTTATCAGTAACGCAATGCGGGCCATTGAGGCGGGCGACTGGGACAAGGCCAACGAGGACCTCGGCAAGAAGATTAACCCGACCTATAACAGGTCAATGGCTGCCTATAAGGAGATCCAGTCCTTCATGAGTGAACGGAATGTCGCGCAAGGCGTGGCGCTCCATGAGGAGCTTTCGATTTTGAACGCCGTGATGATTTCCGCAGTAATTGCTGCAGTTTTACTGAGCTGCGGTGCGGCTATGTATCTGATCCGGGCCATCGGCACTCCACTATCCCAGGCCGTTGAAGTAGCGCGGCGCGTGGCCAGCGGAGATTTGTCCTCGCAACCTCAGGTGGATTCTCGTAACGAATTTGGGCAACTACTTGGCGCCTTGGGCGACATGACGTCTAGCTTGGCTGGAATCGTCAAAGATGTACGGGCCGGCAGTGAGGTCATCTCGACGGCGTCAACCGAGATCGCCGCAGGAAATATGGACTTGTCATCGCGAACTGAGCAGCAGGCCAGCGCGATCGAAGAAACTGCGGCCTCGATCGAGGAACTGACGAGCACGGTTCGACAAAATGCTGACAACGCTCGCCAGGCCAGCGAACTTGCGGCCTCTGCGACCGAAATCGCAGTTCGCGGCGGGACGGTCGTAACCGAAGTGGTAAGTACCATGGGCGAGATCAACGAATCGGCCCGTAAGATCGTCGACATCATCAGCGTCATTGACGGAATCGCGTTCCAGACGAACATCTTGGCCCTGAATGCCGCGGTGGAAGCAGCGCGCGCGGGTGAACAGGGTCGTGGTTTCGCCGTGGTGGCGAGCGAGGTGCGCAACTTAGCGCATCGTTCGGCCAGTGCGGCGAAAGAGATCAAGGAACTGATCAGTGATTCCGTTGGCAAGGTGGACGTCGGCGCGCGACTTGTGGACCAGGCCGGCGCGACGATGGAAGAAATCGTCCAGGGTGTGCAACGTGTCGCCGGCATCATGGGCGAGATCAGCGTAGCGAGCGCGGAGCAAAGGTCTGGCATCGAGCAGATTCACCAGGCCATTAGCCAGATGGATCAGTCGACGCAGCAAAATGCCGCCCTGGTTGAAGAGGCGGCAAGCGCCGCCGTGTCGATGCAGGAGAGCGCAGCAAGCCTGGCTGACCGGGTGAGTGTGTTCAAGATCGGCGATACGCATAGTCCGAAAAGCACCGGCGCTGGGTCCACAATGGACGCCCGTGGTGCTGCCCAAGCATATCGGGTGAGACTATCTGCCTGATCGGATCTTGAACCGACGACATCAAGCTCACCCCTGCCATGCTCGAGGACCTGACGCAGCGCATAGCCGTCGCACGACGGTCGACGGCGAGCAAGGCGCTGCGCGGCCTGGATGGCGCTGGTAGGCCAGGCTCAGCTCGTCAACAAGATGAGCGCAGCACCTCGCCAACATTACGACCTCGCCTTGAGCCGCAGCGCGCCGCGGCCTCGCCATCGTTCCCTGGTTTTCTGGTGCGCCCCCCCGAAGCGCGCGCGATCATCCAGGGTAGGGCGTGAAAAAAGCCCGCTCGGGGCGGGCTTCACGGTGAGCATTTGAGAGCGTTCCCGCCATAGCGGGAACGCTAGATTCAGCGAGGCCCGCTCAGGAGTTTTGGCAAGTGTTGAAGCGCTAGGGGATCGCGATCAGCAAAATAATCGGGTGCCCTTTCAGGCAGCCAGACATTGTTAAAATGAGCACGAAAGTCAGCGAGATACTCGTTGGGGTACAGCCGAGCCGGAACCACTCGTCCATCAGCGAATCGATGGGAATAGGTAGGGAATGTTTTTGGATCAACCCCCTTGTTTTTCCTCATCCAGTCCGAAAACATACGGCCTTCCGAGATGTCTGGCATCAGATGCTCAGGAAGCGTGTATCCTGAATCTTCAAGAGGCGCAATCAGGCCGAAGGTGAGTTCGTTCAACATCGAAAAATGAGTTGACGGAATTGCTTGTCTGTTTGCAACATATCGCTGCAAATGAACAGGCATCGAAGACGGTTGCCTCGCGCCGCCCGACATCCAGTCGTAAATCCACTTCGTCACCTGAACTGCAAATCGCGGCGATAGCCACTGCGCCAGGTGGATTGCGACTTGGGGATGCACCCATGTGCCCTGCACGCGACCGCCACGAACGGATTGAACGAGCACGGTCGCCGCGATTGAGGTCTCACTGACCAGTTCGGCAATGAACTTTTGGGTTGGTGCCGAGTCCCAGTAGTGATTCCACTGTCTGTCTACTGCTTTGCACATTGCGGTGGCATTGATATAGCCGTCCAGCGCCCGCTGATCGATCATGACTCCACCGTCAACTTCATGCTGGATCAGCTCCAAGCTAAGTTGTTGATTTGAAGATTTATTTTGCGAATACACAATACTCTCCTTAGAGAGCTAAGAAAGCATAAGATTCAAGTTTAGCTTGCTTAAGAATCGTAAGAGTCTTATACTTCCTTAGCTGTTTTACCAAATGGTAAATAACGAGGTGTCCCGCGAAGAACAGCGTTATCTACCGACGAGTGAAAGCAATAGCCCTATGCGTGAGCATCAGGGCTTTTTGTTTTCACTGGGTATACTACCAGCAATTTTTAATTTGTCGGACAAATAACTGCTGATTTTTTTGGGTTTCGCATATTTTGCTTGTTGAAGGCAGAATTTTCGGCAGTTGGATAGCGTTAATCGGTGTCGACCAGAGCCAATTTTCGAATCCTCCCTTTTCCTAGGGCCTATCGCACCTCACTACGCCAGGTGATCCGCCGGCCGGTCCTGGTGGTGTTCACCGGATCCGGTGCGCGGCGCCAGTTCTTCGAACGACGGGTAGTCCCAAATGATTTTCCAGAGTTCCCACCTGGCTGGGTCGATCTCATCGTTCGCCTGCAGACGGTTCTTGACGAGGACGGTAACTCGGCTTTCCAGCAGTACGCATTCCACGCGCAACGTCTGGACTCTATGAAGTCCGCTCATCGCTCGACAATGGGCCAGGCGCCGCTCTTGCTGTCGCCATTGAATAGGTCTTCGAAGTCAATTCGGCCCCAACGTGGTGTGAGATACCAGTCGTCGTGGAAAGATGTATAGCCCGCGTTAAGATCAGGGAATATCCTCTTGCCCGCCAAGTCGTAATGTGCGAGTGATCCACTACCATTAGAGCCAATACTTTGATAGTAAATCTGCTCACCCATGCTGGTAGGGACAGCTATCCTGCGATATCGCATGCGAGATTGCTTAATGCCAGACCTTCGGTCAACAATCGGAAAGAAGGCCTTCTTCAAGGGGCAAAAGACATAGCGCCATAGAGTTGCTTTCGATGGCAAGAGCGTTCCCGCAACCATTATTGCAGAAAATAATAGACCAATTTGCAGCTCAAGCAGGTGATTCTTTCGAATTTCCGAAAAGTTCATTCCGAGCATGTGTTCCTGCGGGACGTACAAGATGCATGCGGTGAATAGCATTGTCGGCCAAGCGAACTTAACGACTATTTCGATTGCTTTAATCACATCGTTCATCGTGAGGCTCTCTAAATATCCCTACGGGACAATTGGCTTTAAGAGGATTAATCGACAGTGGCTGGCACTACGTTGATATCCCTGCCGTTGACCGTGAGGTGCCGTATCTCGCTAGTAGTAACGAATCCGACGCAGCTTGCCGACATTGGTAACGAGGCTCCAAACCCATTCTCGAAGTGGAACGAGCCAGTTGGCCAGGCGAAGTAGAACTCGTCACCCTTGCCCCAGTTCTTCGCGTAAGGCGGCGTTTCGGCGCCGCCAAATTCAGCCAGGCCGGCGATGCGCTGCTGGCAGGCGAGCAGCGCCGATGCGACTGCGCGATCGTGGAGCTGGCTTGCGCTCGGCACCGCCGTGCGATAGACAGCCACGCCGACCAGAAGGACAATCGCCGCCAGCACTCCGAACCCGAGCCACTCGCGCGGGCCGAGTAGCGACGCCTTGGGGCGAGCGGCCGCGCTGAGCTGGCCCTGGTGCTCGCGCAAGAAGGGCGGGTCCATGAAGGTCTGGCACCGCGGGCAGTTGATCAGCCCTGGGACGGTGATGTGGGCCTTGCAGCCGGGGCACTGGATGGAAGCCATTGGCGCGCCTCCGCGCTCACACGCACTTGAACGTGAGTTCAGCCTTCGGGTAGTTACCGAAGACGAAAGGCGGCTGCGCCTCCTTCTCACTGGTGACGGTCGCGGTCTTGCCCTTGCTGGTGCAGAACGCTCCTGCCTCGGTCATCGCTTCTGCCTTCAAAGTTCCGGATCCGGAGAAGCCGGTTGCTGCTTGGCGAGACACGAAGAAGGTGTCGGGCCCCATCGCCACGACACCGGAATTGCTGGCGCAGCCGGCCAGGACGGCCGCCGCGCAGATGAACAGGATCTTACTCAAGACATACCCCAACTCGGCATCTAAGCGTGCCGTTTCGCTCGCGCGAGTATAGCTGCTGCTGAGTTACAAAAATCTCACCAATCCTCACGACGTGGTGCTGTAGTCACGTCCTGGCCGTTCAACGATAGTTCAGTGATAAGGCCAGAGGTGACATCGCCTCTGCAGGTCGCCGACGCCGCGTTGAGTACCCCCTCGCTGTCGGCGTAAAAGAACACGCCCTTCGGCCAGACGAAGTAGAACTCGGGCAGGGTGCCGTAATTCTTTGCTGGCGGCGGGGCGGGGACCTCGCCACCGATGGATAGCGCTGCAATGCGCGCCTGGCAGGTGGACAGAGCCCGGGCAACCTGTTCGTCTGCGCTGACGCCTGGAACGGGTTCCATCCGCCGATCGCCGATGAGCACCAGGCATGCTGCCGCGGCGACGAGCGCTGCGGCGCCGATCCATCCCCTCCAGCCCGGCCAAGCGCGGTACGCCTCATCTGCATCGAATGGTTGCGCCAGGTAGACGGCGGCAAGCGGCTGGCCGCACCAGGGGCAATTTACATACCGTTTGCGTCTCTGCAGAGTCGAGCCACAGGCTGGGCATCTGATATTGGGCATGGCGATCACCTCGTAAAACGCTCATGAACCGTTCAGAATCCAATGATAAGGACTTCCAGTAAGCCAAATTCTCCCTAAAAATCACTATACGACTTCTGGTACAGCCAACGCTTGCGGCGAAATTACCGGGTTTAGCCTAATCCGAACATCGCCGCAATCGAGATGTGCGCATAGCGGGAGTACTTGTTAAGCGTGCGAACTGATGGCCAGATGTAGAGATGGTCAGGGAAGTCGGCGACCGGGATCAGATAAGTGGCTTCGATCCGTTCATTAGAGCGATCCGCTCGCACCCAGATGATGAAGTCCACTGGCGGCGTGTGCGCGAGCGCAACTTTCCAGCACGCATGGCTCCGCTCGTACCGACACCGTGTGCAAAGTAGGCGGGCAGTTACCCCGTTGAACCGATATGTGCGTGGGCTGAGCTTTTCGACCTGGGCGTTCGCCGCGGCCGCGCATCGCTCGAGCTCGATCGTCATGTCACGGGTGATGCACCGCATCCGATACCGGATGATGGCGCTTTGGGTGAGGGATGGCCAGCTCACCCCAGCGAGACCCATGGCGGACGTGATGCCATTAAAGCGCGCGGCATACGATTTCACGGCTGGACCGCCGCTGGCATTGATCAAGTCCGGAGTGACCTTGCCGTGCTCGACAAATATCTGGCGGAGTGCATCGAGCATTTCATCATCTGACCATTGCCGGCGCCGGTGCTTTCGTTCGTCGCGTGCCGCCTCGAGCCTATCGCGTGGCACAATCGCGTCAAATGCGTCATCTACCTTGACCCAAGTCGCCAAGGCGTTGGCGCGGCGAGAGCTTTTCAGGCGCTGCGTGCTTCTGTTGAATACCAAGGTGCCCGCGTACTTGTCGTTCGTGAGAACCTGCTTGACGTGGTACGGCGACCAGGTCCGGCCGAACTCATTCGCGATTCCCTCATTGTTGAGGCGACGTGCGATGCCTGTGTCGGTCATGCGCTCACCCAGGTACATGTCGTAAATGCGGTGGATGACGGCCACCTCGTCGTCTGGGCCTAGCGTGTAAGTTACGCGGTCAGTCGGCATAGACTTGCGCTCGCCGGCGCCGAGCAGGCCCTTCGGCTGTCCGGTCGCAGAGATCACGATGCGGCGCAGTCCATAGCCAGCCAGGCCGCCTTGCTTGAACCCGGCTTCAGTGAGGCGGCACTGCGCTCGAAACACTTTCGCTGACAGCTCGCGACTATACTCGGCGGCCATGGCCCGCTTGAGGCCCTTGAGCACGGCCGCGAGAGGTGATCCGTCGTTCGTGAAAGGCTCCGCGCAGTACGCGACGGCGATGCCAGCCCGGCGGCAGGCATATTCGTAGTAGGCGCTCTCGTCGACGTCCTGGAACCGGCCCCAGCGGCTCACGTCATAGACCAAGACAACATTGAAGTCGGCACGGCCGGCTTGAATATCGGTTAGCAGTTCCAGCAGACCAGCGCGCCCATTCAAGGTAAGACCGCTGCGCCCCTGATCGCGGTATACCTTCACGATTGCGAAGCCGTGCGCCCCAGCGTATTCCTGCAGCGCGGCCTCTTGATGCTTGGTCGAGTAATTCTGGTGCTCGGTCGATGCCCGTAGATACAGCGCGGCTCGGTCGGCGTATGCCTTCAGCACGTGGCCTCCAGCGAGCCACGGCTATCGAGACCGAACATCGCGCCTACAGTCGGATACCGTACGCGAGCGAATTGGTCGAGGTTCGAATCCTTCAAGTAGATCGTGCCTAGTGCCAAGTCATCTCGGCTGAAAAGGAAGTAGTCAGCTACGACCCCCGCGATCGGTTCCATCCGGCCCACGATAGTGAAGTCGGCATTTGGGCTGCCTCGAATTCTCCAGTTCCGCTGGCCGCGCCGAGGGTTTCGCGGGACGGCAATCTCGATCAGGACTCGAAGGCGCCCATTTATGAGGACTCCGGTCTGGTCGTCTATCGGGTGGGTGGTCCCGCCGGCGGCCACGGTGAGAGTTTCGACCTCGTGCCGAAGCCCGGCGCATGCCGCGGCGAGTAGCCGTTTCGTCGCCACGAACGCATATTTTGGGGAATCTGGCAGACCGGCCGCTTTGTAGGCGCTCATGAGGGAGCCAAACGTGCGCACCAGCAACTGCGGATCCGGCATCAGGGGGTCGGCTGCGATAATCTTCGCGTTCACGGCCCCATGCCGGTCGTGGCAGGCCTGAAGAAGCGCAACCTGCTCATCTCGAGTGGGTCGCCTCAGTCGACGTGCGCGCTCTGCCTGGACTCGAGCAAAGACCTCGGCATCGATGATCGGAGCGACCGCTTCCTGCTTCACGATCCATTGGTCGGCAGCGTTGCGAGTTCGACGGGTAGAGAGCTTGCACGAGCGCCGGTTGTAAGCGAGGGCCCCACAATACTTCACGTTCGTCAGTAGCGAATTGATCATCGCTTGCGTCCATGGCCGGCCAAACTCGCTTGGCACCGCCTCGCTGTTGAGTAAGCGCGCGAGACCGGCTTCACTGGCGCCTTGCTCGAGGTAGAGGGCGTACAGGCGCCGCACTGTAGCCACTTCGTGCTCAGGACCCAAGACCAGCACAACGCGATCGGTTGCGGATATCTTCGACTCGCCGTATTCGAGAATGGCACGCGGCGTGCCGCAAGCCTTTAGCGCCAGGCGCCGAAGGCCATACCCAGCATGTCCACCTTGTTTGAAGCCCATCGCAATGAACCTGGCCTGCGCGGCGAACACCTTCTCGGAAAGGTCGCGGCTGTATTCGGCCGCCATAACGCGCTTCATGCTCTTGAGAAGGGAGGCATACGGTCCTGCATCGTCGGCGAAGCGCTCGCCGCAATAGGTGACTTTGATCCCCGCGCGCCTGCAGGTGTGCTCGTGGTATGCAGCCTCGTCGATGTCTTGGAATCTCCCCCATCGACTGATGTCAAATACAAGAATCTGGCCGAAGTCGGGCGTCGCTGACTGAACGTCACGCATGAGTGCGAGCAGGCCCGCACGCCGTCGAATGTCCAGGCCGCTTTTGCCATCGTCGACGTACTCGCGAATGATCTCGATGTCGCGCGCGGCTGCGTATTCCTGGATCCTGGCTCGCTGGTGGTCTGTCGAGTAGTCCTGACTCTCGGTCGACATGCGGACGTACATCACAGCACGATTTGCGGCGTAGTCGACCATATAGCCTCCAATTTTGATGTTGCGCAAAAGGCCGCAAATTCTTTGGGAGACTATATGAGGATGAGCAATGGCGCTACAAAAACGATCACGCCGCTTGTGTTAGCTGTGGCATTAGAGCTGCGACGCACGCATGGGACAGCACTAGCCGCAAGCTATCTGAATGAGGTTGGGGTCGCATTAGAAGTCGCGGTGGAACTATTAGCGGAGGAGGTCGCAGTACGCACCATAGACTACAAACTAGAATGGAAGCGCCGGCTCGACGATCTCAGGTAGCGGTTGCCAATGAATCGGCTCGAGAGAGTGCCATTCCATCATATCCGCGAGATAAGGTTCGGTCGGAAATCCCGAGTGGCCGCAAATGTCCGAGAGGTCTGGCTCGTTGAACGAAACGAGCAATATCGGCAGGTGGCCGAAACGCGGCTGCAGCCGATTGAGAATACTGGTGGCAGCTGCTTCGGTCGGCCAACAGCTGTTAATCTTGACCACCGCAACGCGTACGCAGCAGAGGTCCATAACTACACACTGCACTAATAATGTTCTCGTTCGCTACGAACCACGCGACCGATGATGATGCACTCAGCGCCCTTGCATAGTTTTCGGTGGTATTCCTGGGCACGGTTGTCGGAAACCAGGTACCAATCGCCGGCATCGCGGGTGAGGCGCTTAATCACGTCTTCACCCTCGTAGTTGATGACAAAGACCGCGCCATCGGAAGGTTCGGTGTCGAGTTTGTTGATGAAGACAGTGTCTCCTTCGTTGAACGTCGGCTCCATACTGCGGCCGCGCACGCGTATCGCGATCAGATGCTCAGCGCGCAGTTGGCGCCGCCGCAACCAGTCGGCTGGCACGGTGGCGGTCGATCCGTCATATGGCTCCGGCTCGACTCCGAAACCGCTTACTCCAGCCGAGACCAGAAGGCGTACCTTCGGGATGTGCACGAAAGCTCCGCTGTCTGGGTCGGCGGCGGCGACTAGCTTGACGTCTTCGATTCGATCAGCCGACGGCGCCTTGGCTGGCCCAGATCCCTTGCCATGCAAGAGCCACATCGGATCGATCCCGAGCACCTCACAGACCTTCGTCAGTCGGATGCCCGATATTTCCTTGATGCCGCCATCAGCGACACTCTTCTCCCAGTCGGTAGCCGTAGGCGGCGAGATGCGAACGGCCTTCGCAAAATCACTCTTGCTTAGCCCCTTTGCAGCGCGTGCTTCGGCCAATCTTAGTTTCCATTGTTCCATTAGGTAATCCTAATCTTTTTTTGGTGAGGCAAGCCTAAAAACGCTTGCCTAATAATTTAGGTATGCCTAAAATGGATCCATGAATCGAGACATTACGCCCGATGAAATCATCGACGCCCTGGGCGGGACGTCAGAAGTAGCTCGGCTATGCGAGATACAACCGCCTTCGGTATCTGAATGGCGAAGATTAGGCATACCGAAGGCGCAGCTAAAGTTTCTGCGCTTGGCGCGTCCAGCCGTCTTCTCTGACCTGGGTCTTGCCGAATCGGTTCCCCGTCGCCGTATTGGCGACGTCTGAGCTTCTGTGATTTCGAGCTGAGCAGTTTTCATAGTGTTGTCAGATTAGCTTTCTATCTGGAAAGAGTCACGAAGATGAGTATTCAAAATCAGTCGTTGGTCGAAATCCTGCGCTCCGCCATTGAGGCCTGGCGCACCACCCAGCGCATGAGTCGCGAGGCCGTGGCGATCGCGATCGTCGAGGCTCACCTAGCGTACGCCGCTGGCGCGGCCGCCGAGATCAGCTTCGAGTTCGTGGGCAGCGATGCCTACGACCGCGCGAAGAAGGCTGCGCAGAAGATTTTCCGCTGGCTGGACGAGGGCAACCTGCCGGCCAACATGATCCCGTCGATGCTGGCCGCGCTGCCGGCTGAGCAGCGCCTGACTGCCATGAACCAGATCCTGTGCCCGCTCGGCATCGAAGCGCGTGCAGCCGATCAGGCGCCGGCAATCGGCTTCGACCCGCTGAAGCACCTGAAGAACATCGCTAAGGAAAGCGCGGAAGGGAAGTTGGCGCTGCTCCAGGTCGGCGCCGAGGCCTCCGAGGAGCAGCTGCTCGCCGTGCGCATCGAACTGACCGAAGCGGCCGAGGCCTATCAAGCTGCTGCAGACGACGTGACCGCCGAGATTCACGCCCGCCGGGCACTGGCCCGCGCGAGCGCCTAGTCGACGTAGGCAGCGCCCAGGCGGCGGGATGGCGCCGCCACCAACACCGAGGAGTGAACTTGAAAAACGTACCGAAGCTGCTGGACACGCTGCGCGACCGCTTCCAGATCAAGAGCGATGCGGCCCTGGCGCGCGAGCTGGACATCGCGCCGAGCGTGCTCAGCAAGCTGCGTGCCGGCGCCACCCTGGGCCCGACCGTGATCCTCAGCATCCACGAGCGCTTGGGCGTATCGGTGAAAGAGATCCGCGCGCTGGCGGCGTAAAGCCCGCTCCTCACCGATACCACGATAACCCGGCACCTGTCCGCAGGCCTGCGCCGGATCACAGAAGGAGAAGGGATGGATCAACAGGAAGAAGGGGACGCAGCGCCGGCGCCGATCGAGCCCGGCCACGTGATGAGCCGCGAGAAATACGAGCAGATGCTCGCAGAGCAGCAGATGTGAAAAGACCCGGTTGCAGCCGGGTCCCTTAAAGCAGTTCCTTGGAGAGGAAACCAAATGTTAGCACAATCGAATCCACCGGCGGTGCACGCCGGTGAAGATCAGTCTTCGCCGCCAGCTTGCCTGTCGGCCATTTCCTATGCGACCGAGCCACGCGAGCCCCGCGCCAGCGAGGCGGCAACGCTGAACCAGCTGGTGATCGATAACGACTGGCTGCGTGCCGGCGACGCCGTCTTCATCATCGAGACCTGCCGCCACACCCTGACCGATGCAGACCTGAATGCGGCCGCGCGCGCCGTGATCGGCGGTGCCGCGTGAGCGACCTGACTCCGGACCGCTTCCTGCGCGACGTCGCCGGCCACAAGCTGACCATCCTGCGTGACGACGGCGTTTACCGCCATCTGCGCTTCAGCCGCCCTGATACCGGCTGCATGCACTTCGACCTGATCACGTGGCCTGGTCATCTGTGCTACGCCGGCGACATGGGCACTTACGTGTTCACCCGCCTCCGCGACATGTTCGATTTTTTCCGGCGCTCGAAGTCGAAAGAGCTCTTCGCCGTCGACCATTACTACTGGGCCGAGAAGGTCGAAGCCGGCGGCCGCGCGGGCCGCGGCAACGGTGTGACCCAGTTCAGCAAAGCCAAGTTCGACGCCGCTGTGCGGCAGCGAGTCGCGGACTTCCTGGAGGGCGAGACCAGCGAGGCCGTAGACCTCGGCGAGACCGAGCTATTCGCCTGCGCGCTGGGCGATCTGCGCGCTGCCGTCGAGCGAGAAGTGATCGGCGCGGACGACAACGATATCCGCTGCTTCGACGCCGCCAATGAATTCGTTTTCGGGGCGGAAGACAGCGAGGCCTGGAGCGCATACTTCGGCGCCGAGACGACCTTCGAGTTCACGGACTTCTGGGAGGTCAATCACGACGAGTTCACGCACCGCTTCCAGTGGTGCTGCTATGCGCTGGCCTGGGGCATCAAGCAGTACGACGAATCGAAGGCAGCGGCACGCGCGGCCGAAGGCGAAGAGGTGTCAGCATGACGCGCGCCAGCTACGTCACCCCTGGCCAGACTGCTGCCCGCCTGGATAACCTGCGCCGCCTGGTCGGCGCGCTGCTGGTCGGCCCGCTGAGCCGCATCGCAATCGGCAACCTGCTGCAGATTGGACCGTCCGGCGTCCGCAAGTACCTCGCCGACCTCGGCGCGCGCGTCACCTCGGCGCGCGGCGACGACGGCCTCATGTGCTACCTGGCCATCACGCCGGAGCAGGCCCAGGCCTACCTGGCGCAGCTCGCGGCGGCGCCGGTGTCGCGCCCGACCGGCATGCAGAAACGCGCGAAGGATCTCGCCACGATCGGCGCCGGCCGCCACATCCACGTTATGCTGGACGACAGCCACTTCGCGGTGCGCCTGCACTCGGCGCCGGCCGCGCGCGACCCGCTGGTCGCCGCTTTCTTCGGTCAGCGCGCCGCGGAGGTCCAACATGGCCACCAATAAAGGAACCCGCACCGCGATGCGCGGCACTGCAGCCTATGCCGCCGGCGCATACCTGCACAAGCACGGCCCGATGAAGCAGCACGAGCTGTTCGCCGTGGTCGACATGGGCCACAAGACCGGCCACCAGGAAGACACCCTGCAGCGCGCGATCAGCAGCGGCTGGCTGGTCCAGCAGGACGACGAGAAGATCAACATCAGCCGCTTCGCCCGCGCGCACTACGACCAGCTGGAGGGCGAGAAGGCCCGTCCAGTCGGCCAGATCGCCGCGGCACGCCAGCCGGTCGACGTCTTTGCGCGCCCGCCGCTGAGCAAGCACTTTATCCCGAACCCGCGCGGCACCCGCCAGGACATCCCCGCGTGGTCGGTGCGCAGCGGGCAGTCCTTCCACACGAAAGCCTGATCATGGCTGTGTCGTCAATTCGTAGGGCACGCCTCCAGCAGCGCCGTGCGCAGTGCGTCCAACTCGCTGAGAGCAAGTTGGAAGGATCGGCGCAGGGAGGAGCCGTAACGGATGAGTTCCTCGCGCGCCCGCGCAGCAGCCTGCTCGGCATCAAGGTGATGCGTGTCTGCATATCTCACCTCAGCTGTGATGAGGGTCTCGACCAAGGAGTTGTGGGTATTGGTGGTCATGGCCAAACTCTTCGCGAGCGTGAACGTGTGGATTATCTGGCCTTGAAGTCGAGTGTCGTGAATGCCGCCGAGCTTCGGAATAAGGCCGTCAAATATAGGGAAAGGATAATCGGGCAGCGGGAACACAACTCGAATCGGCTCGCCGTGCGGGACCCCTACAATCGCATCTCCAACCTGTGTCTGTATGTACATGAGCGTGGTTTCGACTTCAGCCAGCAGGCAACGAAGCATTCCCTCCTCTTCCTGACGCTGGTTGATCGCTTCACGACGACGCTGCTGCTCTGCCTGGTCGGTGCTGACGAATATAGCCGCAACAATGGCAGCGACGGATCCCACGGCCTGCACCCACGCCGGCCAATCGAATTCACCCTCCACAGGGGCGAAGATGATCCGGGCAATCGCGAGGAGCAACGCCGCTATGGCGGCCAGCGCATACAGGTGCCAAAACCTACGAAGGTGTGTTTGTTCTTTTGTCATCAAAGGAGCATAGCATGATGCGCCGCTCACCCCTCAAGCAGGGCAAGCCGCTCGAGCGCAAGACGCCGATGGCGCGCGGCACCGGCTTCAAGTCGCCCGCCGCCGGCGCGGGCCTGCTGCGCGTCGCCGCAGTCCAGGCGCAGGCCCGGGCCCGCGAGCCGAAGCTGCGCAAGCCGATCGCCTCCCGCGGTATGAAGGGCCGCCCGGCGACCGCTGACGAGCAGCGCTTCATGACGGCGATCGCCGCCCTGGGCTGCATCGCATGCAAGAAGGACGGCTGGCACAACCCGGACGTCAGCGTGCACCACATCGACGGCCGCACGAAGCCGGGCGCGCACCTGCTGGTTCTGCCGCTGTGCGCTGGCCACCACCAGGACGGCACCGGCCCAAACCCGACCCTCATCGCGGTCCACCCGTACAAGGCGCGCTTCGAAGAGCGCTACGGCGCCCAGCGCGCGCTGCTGGCGGAGTGTCTCGAGATGATCAAAAACCAAATCGGCCTGCGCTATACCGGATGCGCGGCCACCAACCTCACTGCGGAGCAAAGAAATGGGTGCATTTTGTGTATTCGGTATTAGCCGGACCGTGTGCCAAGCGGCGGCTGCAAGGAAAGTTCCAACGATCGATCTTGAGACGCGCAAGAACCTGACGCCAGCCGAGTGGGTGGTGCGCCGCGATGCCTTGGCAGATCAATTATTCGCCGAGGCCACGCGCCGCGTGAAGATCAGCCCGGAGTTGGACGCGCCTCAGTTCTGCAATGACTGGATTGCGGCGGATCCTTCGCACGTGCGCGACACAGTTCTGATGGTACGCGGGCCGAAGCTCGACAAGCATGGCAATCGCATTATCCGCGACGGCGCGCCTGTCGAAACTTGGCTCGACTATCGGGCCGAGTGCGAGCGCCTCGGTATCGCTGCTGCAGCATGAAGAAGCCGCGCAACAAGAAATACCGCCCGCGCCCGGTGGCGCAGGCCGGCGGCCTGATCGTGCTGGACCGCTGCGCCGCGCGCGGCCAAGCCGCCGCGCCGCTGGCCGCCGACCAGCTGGCCGACCTGGGCCTGGCGTACTGGCTGAGCCTGGAGCAGTTGCGCACCGGCGACGCCACGGAGGAAGCCTGGTCGTGTGTAGTGGCCGCGCTGAACATCGCCATGGCGCTGGCCGAGGCGGACATCGGCGCCGAGCACGAGCAGGCCATCGTGCGCGCGCTGGACGGCGCATTCCGAGCCAAGGTTCGGAGCGCCAAGACCGGCAACTTCCGCCTGGACGGCGACGCCATGCGCGACATCGAGGCCGCTCTGACGATCCACGATGGCCAATGGAGCTGGCCACCCAGGGCGAGACGGTCGCCGCGCTGCAGCTGGTGCGCCGCCGGATCGATGAAGGGCACGTCTACAAGGAAGCCGCATGACGCGGCGCCATAGATAGAAAGGAAACGACATGGGAAGCATGCTGACAATGCAAACCGCCGCCGGCGCCGACGTCACGATGTCGAGCCGCGAGATCGCCGACCTGGTTGAGAAGCGGCACGACAATGTGCTGCGCACTATCGAGAGCCTACTGGCGCGCGGCACGATCGCACTCCCTCAACTTGAGGAAGTGCCGAACGACGGGCCCGGTCCGAAGATGATCCGTCAATACCGCGTCGGCAAGCGCGACTCGTATGTGATCGTGGCGCAGCTGTCGCCCGAGTTCACTGCGCGCCTGGTCGACCGCTGGCAGGAGCTGGAGGCCGCCGCGCCGGCGCCAGCCATCCCGCAATCGTTCTCTGCTGCGCTGCGCCTGGCGGCCGAGCAGCAGGATGTGATCGAGGCCCAGGCCGCCCAGCTCGCCGCCGCCGCGCCGGCGGTGGAGTTCGTCGAGCGCTACGCCGACTCGACCGGCACGAAGGGATTCCGCGAGGTGGCCAAGCTGCTGGGCGCGAACGAAAACCTGTTCCGCGAATTCCTGGTCGACCAGAAGATCATGTACCGCCTCGCCGGCGCGTTGACGCCCCACTCTCAGCACATGGACGCCGGCCGTTTCTGCGTAAAGGCGGGCACTGCCGGCACCGGGCATGCGTTCAACTCCGCGCGCTTCACGCCGAAGGGTGTGACCTGGATCGCGGGTGAGTGGGCAAAGCACCAGGTGGCGCTGCGCCAGAAGGAGGTGGGCCATGCTTGACCGTGCAACCCTGCGCCAAATGGCGCAGACCCTCCCGGCCGTCACCATCGACTCGGCGCAGTTGCTTGAGCTGCTGGACGCTGCCGACCGGGCGCCGACGACCAAGGCCCGGTCGCCCCGCGAGCCGCGTCAGGCGTCACCCGACGATGAGAAGTGCGCGCGCTGGCTGTTTAGCGTGCTGCGGCAGACCGCGCCGGCCGCGCGCGAGCCGAACTTCACCACCTGGGCGAACGACGTGCGCCTGATTCGGGAGCGCGACGACCGCACTCACCGCGAGATCTGCGAGCTGTTCCAGTGGGCCCATTCGGATTCGTTCTGGTGCCAGAACATCCTGTGTCCGAAGAAGCTACGCGAGAAGTGGGACCAGCTGGCCCTGAAGCGTGAGCGCAGCACCCCGGGCCTGCGCACGGTGCCGAGCCTGGGCAAGGCCGGCGCGGCGACCGCGCAGAACGCCGCGCGCTGGCTGGAGGAGCATGGCGATGCAGCCTAACGACCGAAAGCAGTTCCTCACGCTCCTGACCGGCATCGCCGACTACTATGGCAAGGAGCTTTCGACTGGCGTGATCGGCCTGTACTGGGAAGGGCTGCGCCAGTACGACATCGAGGCCGTCGAGCGCGCGCTGTGGGCGCACACCCAGAACCCGGACAGCGGCCAGTTCATGCCGAAGATCGCCGACGTCACGAAGGTGCTGCAGGGTCGCACCGAGGACCAGGCGCAACTGGCGTGGTCCAAGGTCGACGGCGCCGTGCGGCAGATCGGTAACTGGGCCGACGTCGCCTTCGATGACCCGATCGTGCACCGCGTGCTGGCGGACATGGGCGGCTGGGTCCGGATCTGCCAGCACGACGAGGAGAAGTGGCCCTTCATTGGCAAGGAATTCATCACGCGGTACCGCGGCTTCAAGATCGCCGGCGCCGCACCGGCATACCCGCGCTACTTCCTGGGCACCGCCAGCACGCACAACACGGCTGAAGGCCTGGCCAAGCCCTGCGTGCGCCTGGTCGGCAATCCCGAGGTGGCGCGCCAGGTCATCGCCGGCGGGCTGGCGCCGGGAGCGCTGCTGCTCGACGGCTTTAACCAGCAACTGGGCGGCGCCCGGCCTGCGCTGCGGGTGGCGAACGATGGTTGAAGCCGTGGGCGCGGGCCGCGCGCTTGGCGAAATCTGCGCCCTGTGCGGCCACTTCAAGATGAAGGAATACCCCGAGCACGCGAAGGTCGGGGTAGGGCGCTGCGATGGCCGGGCCGCCGGCCGGGTAGACGTCATCAAGCCCTTCCTGCCGTGGAACCGCCCAGCGTGCGACCGGTACACGGCGCCGGCGAACCTAGCCGATCGAAAGGCATGGGCCGCGAAGCGCCGGGCGGATGAACAGAAAAACAATGAAGCACACCAAAACGAAAGGATGAAATGAACAATCCACACGAGGTCCATCAATGAGCAACCAGCGCGCGCTCCAGGCGCTCGGCCGGCTCAAGACCGGCACCATGAACAAGACCGAGGCCGCCTACGCCGCCACGCTTGACGCCCGGCGCCACGCCGGCGAGGTGGCCTGGTTCAAGTTCGAGGGGGTCAAGCTGCGGCTGGCCGACAACACCTTTTACACACCCGATTTCGCCGTCATGCTGGCCGACGGCTCGCTGGAGATGCATGAAGTGAAAGGCTACTGGCAGGACGATGCCCGTGCGAAGATCAAAATCGCGGCTGACCTCTATCCGATGCTTTTCTTGGCCGTTCGAGCGAAATCTAAAAAGGAGGGTGGAGGCTGGAGTTGCGAATTTTTTTGATTGCCGTCCACGCTCCGGGGCTGTGAGTAGAAAATCCTGTCGCTCACATTGCTGAAACAACCTTCTTGGCCTCAATGTAGACGTCGCACTTCATAAGGAAGCTCTTGCAGAACGCGGAAAACTTAGCATTTGGCAAAGCGAGCGATTCGATTGTCATTAGTGCTTCCTTTAGTCGCCTTAATCTCCTGGTCTTTTTCGTTTGGGTGTCTGCTTCTTCTAAGTCTTTAAGTGCATACTCGATCGCTTGCGCAAATCCTTTCAAGCTAATTAGGATTTCTGCTCTCGGTTTCCAGAGGCGAATTCCCTCAAGGCTGAAGACTTCTATCGTCCTCTTTGAAATTGTGTAGTTTGCTCCGGTCTTCGCAATAACTGATATGCCTTCAAAATCAAAATATCCAGTGGGATCAGTATCATACGGGTTCAATATCGGTTCTTTAGTCGTGTCGTGATCTGATTTTGATATGTTGCACGGGCCGCAAGCAGGGAGAAGATTGCTCCATTCGAATGTCATGTCAGGGTAGATTGATTTTGGCTGAAAGTGCTCTACCTGCAAATAGCCTCCTTCAGCGGGATGGCATTCGCAGAATGCACATTTTCCGTGTGAGCTACAACTTAAAATTGCTTGAATTTGCCTGTGACGGTAATGGGCAACGAGGGATTCCCGCTCTTGCTCAGGAATCAGCTTATAAGAGCCATATTTGGCTATTGCACTTTGCAGCGCCGTTAGCCATTTTCCACCTTCGCTAGATAAAATGGCGGGCTCTGGAAGACGGTCTAGCTTAATCATGATCAAGCGCCTCAAGTGCTGCGAGCTCAGCGGTGAGGACCACTAGAATCGAATCATCCGGGTGGCAAACATTGTGAAGCTCGATCATCACTCCCTTCAACTCCTTTAGGTTCTTCTCGCGAACATTTTTCAGTGCTGCTGAAACCAATTTTTCATAAATCTTATTTTCTAGGCTTCTCACGCCCATCACATCAGATAAAATTTGATCTGTATTCCACCCCGAGTATGACCTATTGGCAGGAGCCAGGCGAGTTGGCTCATTCGGATTGGTACGAGCGGGCATGATAATCACTTCGTTGTTATTGGCTGACGCCAACAGGTGCGGTGAGTGAGTTGTTACGATAAACTGCAGATTCGGGAAAATTCTTGATAGGCCATCTCGGATCGTGAATTGCCACTCGGGGTGCAGATGCAGATCAAGCTCATCAATTAACACAGTTCCGGTAGCTGTCCTTACTAATCGTTCACCGGGTGCCCTCGTTTCTTCAACCCATTGAAATATGGTGCAGATAATCAGCAAAATTGCTTGAAATCCGGATGAAACTTCTTCAAGATAACATTCTTTGCCGTATATTTTGAAAATTGGTTCTAGATCCCGTTCCGTTTTAACGTAAGAGAAATTGCTGTCAAAAGGTGCAAGATATGGCAGTTGCTCGATTAGATGATTCCAGTTTGCCCGCTCTTCCTGGGCCCAATCCTTGTCGATAACAAAATATCGGTTAATAAACCACTGTTTAATGCTGGGGGAGTGCTCTCCGTAAAGGGATTGTGTTGTTCTGTTAGAATAGGCAGATATCGAGTCTTCGACGCTTGCCTCTCTTTTTAGTCCTTGAATTTGTTCATATTTAATACTGCGTTGTGCGCCTATGAATAGCGGAACGTCAGAGCCGATAATTTCAGGTGTCTGATAGTTTGAAATAGACGTTCTGTTAGTGGCGGGAGGAGGGGTTGTCCAGCGCTTTAGCGAGCTGCTACGATACGTTGTTGAAATTCCCGCGCCCTTACCAGTGCCGACTCGGAACTTTTTGTTGCCAATTGACATATCGACCCAGAACTCGGCGTTCTCTCGAAATCTTGAGTGCGTGAAAGTCGTAGCGAAGCAATGGGATACGCCTGCGAGAACGGACGTCTTTCCGCAACCGTTCGGTCCAGCGAGGAAGTTGAAGCCGTCATTGAAAAGAACGTCCAGCTCAGGAAATTGCCGGAACCCTTCTAAGTGCAGTGATTCAATTATTGTTTTCATAATATTCATTCGGGTAAGGGAGGTGACGGTTTGAGGTTCGCCCTGGAACAGTAGGACTATCCTACTTCAACACGGTGGTGGCTTGCAATTTGGAAAATCTCGGACATAGCGCATCTATTCAGTGCTACTGGTAATCTTGTAGAAATTCCACGGAGAAACCCATGTTCGCCGAGCGCTACCTCAACGCACTGAGCACTTCCAACCTGCAGGACGATGATCAGCACCACCAGACGGAGCCGCTCGTCGCTGCGGCGCTGGCCGACCTGTCGGGCGGCTCGGGCGAGCTGTTCGGGTCGATGCTGCTGCGCGCGCACATCGCGGGCGTGCCGCGCCAGCCGGTCGAGAGCGCCGCCCGCGATCTGGCTGTGCTGCTGCGCGTGTGGACCAGCGCAGTGGCGCATAAGGGCTTCGACCGCAAGTGGATGAACATCAAGGCCGAATGGGACATCACGGCCGCATACAAGATGTACGCCAAGATCGCGCGCGTTAGCCTGGCGCATTGGCTGGGCGGCGAGTGCTCGTGCTGCCATGGCGCCAAGGTCGTTGAGAGCCGCGCGTGCACGCACTGCAATGGCAGCGGCCGCGAGCCCGTCCTGGGCGGCGCGCTCGAGCGCGAGAAGGTGCTCGACATGATCAGCGAGCTGGAGGGACTGTTCCAAGCGCACAGCGCGCGGGCGGCGGCCAAGATGCGGAAGGCTGCATGATGCGGTCGAAGCTATCGGCAGCGGCTCTTATCATCGCACTTGATCTACTCGTGGAGAGAGAAATCAAGGGTACATCGCCTATCAAGAATCCACGAGGCCTGCTGCCGCAATTAACCGACGGCAGCCCGGCGTCAGTGCCGCGCGCATACGTGGCTCGCACCAGTCGCCACCCATACCTCAAGCGGAAGAAGGGCCGTTTTGCATAGCGCCGAACAGGCAATGCTCATCAGTATTGCAAAGCGCAGAAACCCGGCGTAAACTACGGGCTTCACATATCCCTCGATCCACGTAATGCGCGCTTCGGCGCCAACGTCACCCGAGGCAGTCGAGCAGTCCAGCCAGCAGTAAAGCCGGCGCTCGCCTAGAAAAAAGGGCTCACCTTCTCGGTGGGCCTTTTTCGTTTCCGGCCCACTTGTCAGATAGACCTGGGGCCGACTAGCCCGGCCTCATTGAGGCTGGGGCAACCTATTTCAGCCACTGCGCTATCCAATTTAACAGGGGCAGCAGCGCGTAGAAGGTGGATGCTAGCGCGAATAGGCAACGTGCTATTGCGTTCAGTAGTGCGGTAAGTTCTTTAAGCTGGTGCATGGATCTCCTGGATTTGTTCTACCACTATATGTGGCTCTAAAAGCCCGTTCCTCTGGTGGGTTTTCCGGCGGCACAGCCTTCATCCTCTAATACCTGCTCTGGCCGAAACGCTGGACCATTAATTTTTCTTACTTCGCGGGCATAGCTCAGTTGGTAGAGCGCGAGCCTTCCAAGCTCGATGTCGCCGGTTCGATCCCGGCCGCCCGCGCCAGTGTCTCCCTGCCCGGATGATCCGGGACTTCGCCGCCCCTCGCAGCAATGCGCCGGGCGGCTTTTCTTTTTCGTAGGTGCCTCTATGAAGCGCAAGATCGTTATCAAATCATCGTCGATTCAGACTCGCTCGCCGGTTGGATTCGCCGTCCTGTTCTGGCTGCTGTTGGACCGCCTGGATGCGCCGGGATGGGCCTTCGGCGTGCTCTGGACCTTCGTCGGTTTGCTCGCGCTCGCCTACATCGCGTCGTTCTGGACCGAGTCCGCCCGCGATGTTCCCGGTTTCGGGGAGAAGTAGCGTGAGCGTCGAAGACGAACTGGCCTGGCTGCGCTATACGGTGCAGCGTCAGCGCGAGCAGGTCGCCGACCGCGCGCGAGGTAATGCATGAACGATACCGCCCGCATCTACCGCGCTGAGATATTGCGCGCCGTCCTGGGCGGCAACCCGCCGCCGGCTAAGGCGCATGACCTGACTCGCCTGAACCAGATCGCCATGCACCTCGCCGAGTGCGAGGAGGCGCAGACGATTCTGCGTGCGAAGGGCCACGGCCGCGCCGGCATGTCCTTCGTCGACATGGCGCGCAGTGTGCCCGAAAACGTCAAGCAGATCCTGCGCGACATCTTTAAGACGAAGCCGACGTCACCCGCGCCCGACATCTCCGAGGCGCATGAGCCATGGAAGGCAAGTTGATGGCACCGGTGAAACTCAAGCTGCGCACCCGCGTTGCGTGGTGGGTTCGGCCTGCACTCGCAGCCGCCTTTGTGCTGGCCATGCTGGCTGATCGCTGGATCGACTCGATCGTCGACCGAGGCGTCAAGGTCGAGTGGACATGAAGCTGCAGCAGTTGCGAACGAATCTGCCTTCGGCACCGAGCCGTGTGAACATGCTGCCCGCCCAGCGGCCCGACACTGTCGAGCGCAAGCGCGGGTCGGCCGGCGTGCGGGATCGCGAGCGCATCCGCGCGCGTGACTGCGGTCTGTGTCAGGAATGCCGGCGCCAGGGCAAGACGACACTGGGCGCCGCGGTCGACCACATCATTGCGCTGTGGAAGGGTGGCAGTGACGAAGACGACAACAAGGAACTGCTGTGCATCCCGTGCCACGACGCCAAGTCGGCGCGCGAAGCGGCGGAGCGTGCGAAAGGACATCTGTGAAAGCCGAACTAATCCCTGAAGAATCCTTCACGCTGCAGGTCGGCTGTCATCAGATCGAAGGCATGCGTGTCGTCTCGAAATGGAATGGCCTCATCGAGCTGCGCAACGCGAAGAACGAGGTGTTGATCGTCTCGGCATCTGAGCGCAGTCCCTTCGGCGGCGCGTTCGACACCCTCTTCGGCGACATCTTCCGGACCGCAGCGCAGACCAAGGAGGCCGGCACTGTGATCGTCATGGGGTCGCCTGACCTGGTGGCGCGCCTGAGGGTCGCCGAGTCGGCGTCCGCTTCAGGAACCCCTTCGCCGGCGCCCGAGCCCCGGCCACCCCGCGCGCCCTGAGGAGGGTAGGGGTGTTGTAAGTCTACAACGCCCCGGCCTCGGACACCGACTAGCACCTCACGCGCAGAAAAAAGTCCCCTTGGAGGAAATTGTTAATGGCTTTAACAGGCAAAAAGCGAGCCTTCGCCGATGCCGTGTTGGCCGGGTTCTCGAATAAGGAAGCAGCAATTCGTGCTGGCTACAGCGCGGCCACCGCGGCGCAAGCGGGCGCCCGTCTTGTTAAAGACAAAGACGTCGCCGCGCACCTCGCGTCGAACAAAAAAGCCGCTCCTGGTGCCCCAGTAGTGGCGGCTTCGCCTCCACCACCGGCGCCGACCTTCGACATCAACGCAGTCCTGATGCACTCGGACCCCAGGGCCTTTCTCCTGGCAGCGATGAACGACGCGGCGCTTGAAGCAAAGTTGCGCATTGACGCGGCGAAAGCACTTATGCCGTTCACTCACAAGAAGCTGGGTGAGGGCGGGAAGAAAGAGCAGGTGGGCGAGAAGGCGAAGTCCGTCGCAGGGCGCTTCGGCCAAGCGGCTGCACCGCGTCTCGCCGCTACCGGCGGTAAGAAGGTCTAACGATGGGCGCTACTCCAGCATGGACAACCGCCTGTCGGGATTGGGCGCAGCGACTCATCGATGGCGAGTCGATCATCCCGCCGCCAATTTTCCCCAATGAAGCGGATCAAGCGCTCGCGATCTTCAAGCAGCTGCAGGTCACCGACCTGCCAAAAACGGTCTGGGATGAGGCGCTCGACGAATATCGTAGCCCGAACTTCGGCGAGTGCAGCGAGCAGTGGGTCTTCGACTTTGTCGCTGCGATCTTCGGCGGGTACGACGCGGAGACTGGAAACCAGCTGATTCGCGAATACTATTTGCTGATCAGTAAGAAGAACACGAAGTCGACGATCGCGGCCGGCATCATGCTCACCGCGGTCATCCTATGCTGGCGCGAGGGCGAAGAGCACCTCATCCTGGCACCGACAAAAGAAGTCGCCGACAACAGCTTTAAGCCGGCGGCGGCGATGGTGCGCGCTGATCCTGAGTTGCTAGACCTGTTTCACGTCCAGGATCACATTCGCACGATCACTCACCGCGTATCGAAGGCGTCGCTCAAGGTCGTCGCGGCCGACACCGATACCGTCTCGGGTAAGAAATCCGGTCGCATCCTAATCGATGAGCACTGGCTCTTCGGCAAGCGTGCGAACGCAGAGGCCATGTTCATGGAGGCGCTCGGCGGCCAAGTGTCGCGAAACGAAGGCTGGGTAATCTACTTGACTACACAAAGTGACGAGCCGCCAGCGGGTGTATTCAAGGACAAGCTGAATTACTTCCGTGATGTCCGCGACGGCAAGATCGACGACCCGCGCTCGTTGGGCGTGCTGTACGAGTACCCGCCAGAGCTGATTAAGAGGAAGGCGTATCTCGACCCGACCACCTTCTACATAACCAACCCGAATATGGGTCGATCGGTCAGCGCCGAGTGGCTGGAGGACCAGCTTAGAAAGTTCCAAGCAAGGACGGACGGAGCCTTCCAGCAGTTCTTGGCAAAGCACCTGAATATCGAGATCGGCTTGAACTTGCGTGCCGACCGTTGGGTCGGGGCCGATTTCTGGGAGCGACAGGCCAAGGCGCCGGGCATCACACTCCACGAGCTGCTGTCTCGCTGCGAAGTAGTCACCGCCGGCATTGACGGCGGCGGCCTGGATGACTTGCTTGGTCTGGCATTCGTCGGCCGCGAGCGCGGTACCGGCAAGTGGCTCGCATGGACGCGTGCCTGGGCGCACCCGATTGCGATGGAGCGCCGCAAGAGCGAGGAAAGCAAATACGACGACTTCCAGGCGCAGGGCGACCTCGTGATCATTGAGGAGCTGCCAGGCGACGTCGCCGAGGTGGCGGCCGTGGTCAAGGAAGTCAACGAGTCGGGCCTGCTCGCATCCGTCGGCCTGGATCCGGAGAAGACCCACAAGGTCATGTTCCAGGCGCTGGTCGATGCCGAGATCGACGAGAAAAAGTGCTTCGGCGTCTCGCAGGGTTGGAAGCTTATCGGCGCCATAAGCGTCACCGAGCGGAAGCTGGCCGAGGGCGTGCTGCTGCACGGCGGCCAGCCGCTCATGAACTGGTGTGTCAGCAATGCCAAGATCGAGCCGCGTGGTAACGCCGCTTTGATCACCAAGCAGGCCTCCGGCACTGGGAAGATCGACCCGCTGATGGCGCTGTTCAACGCCGTCCAGCTCATGGCACTGAACCCGGAGCCAGCACAGACCACTTCAATCTACGACGAGGGCGTAACGATATGAGCTTCATCGACTGGGCGACCCTCGTCGCCGGAATTCTTGGCCTCGCGCTAGTCACGATCGGCGCCTGGATGATCTATCCGCCAGCCGGCTTCATCATTGCCGGCTCGGGCCTGCTGGCCTGGTCTTACATCATCTCGCGCGCCATGGCGCGTGCGGGCGCCAAAGGATAACGGATGTTCCTTCGACAGTTTTTTTCCGGCCAGGGCGCCAGCGCTGGCGGCGGATGGTCGTCCGGACTCGGTGGCGCTCGCTCGGAGGCCGGCCCGATCGTGACGCCAGAAAACGCGCTCTCGCTCACCGCGCTGCAGGCTTGCGTCACGCTGCTTGGTGAGAGCGTTGGTCAACTGCCGTGCGAGCTATTCCGCCGGAAGGGCGAAGGCGAGCGCGAACCCGCGCGCAACCACAAGCTCTATCGAGTGATCGCGTGGGAGCCCAACTCGTGGCAGACGCCAATCGAATACAGGGAGCAAAGCCAGCTCAAGGCTGGTTTGAAGGGAAATTCGTTCAGCGAAATCGTCCGGGATACCGACGGCACGCCAATCGCACTTCATCCCATCGACGGGGTGGTTGCTGTTTACAAGGGCAGCGACCTGCGCCCGTATTACAGTATCGACGGCGGCCCGCTTCTGCCGCAGCGGATGATCCACCATGTGCGATGGGTTGGGCTGAATAGCTATGTCGGCCTGTCGCCGGTCATGCTCCACGCGAACGCGATCGGGCATGCGCAGGCGATCCAGCAGTACGCCGGCAAGTCGTTCATGAACGGGACCGCGCTGTCCGGTGTGATCGAGCGGCCGCGCGAATCATCGCCGATCAAAGACCAGAGCGTTATCGATCGCATCACCGACAGGTGGCAGCAGATGTACGGCGGCAGCAGTAATGCCAAGCGCGTCGCGATGCTGCAGGAGGGGATGACCTTCAAGCCGTTGTCGATGACCAACCTCGACGCGGAGCTGATTCCCGCCCTCAAGCTGACCGTTCTGGACATCGCGCGCATTTACAAGGTGCCGCCGCACATGATCGGCGAGCTGGATAAGGCGACGTTCTCGAATATCGAGCACCAGGCCATCCAGTTCGTGATTTACACGCTGCTGCCATGGATCAAGCGCCACGAGCAGGCCATGATGCGCGATCTGCTGCTTCCGAGCGAGCGGGCCGAGTATTACATCGAATTCAACGTCTCTGGCCTGTTGCGCGGCGACCAGAAGTCGCGCTACGAGGCATACGCGGTAGCGCGAAACTGGGGGTGGCTGTCGGTCAATGACATCCGGCGCCTGGAGAATCTGCCACCGATCGCCGGAGGCGACGTCTACCTGCAGCCGCTGAACATGGTGGATGCCGCAAACCCGGGCGCCGGGCCGCGCACCCAAGTACCGCCGCCTGACACCAAGGCCAAGCCTGAGCAGGTCAAAGAAATCGAAGGAATCCTCGCATGAAGAACCGTTTCCGCATCGCCGGCATGATTTTCAATCAGCCGCTGATGGTGACCGAGGCGATGCTGGACCAGGCTGCGGCCTGGGCGAACCAGCAGATGAGCCTGAACATCGTCAACCTGAGCGTCAACGGCGCCCAGCCGCAGATGATGGAGGACGACGATGATCACCCTTACGAAACTGCAGCGATGCGCGCCGAGTCGGCGCGGCGCCAGCAGATCGCTAACACCGGTGTGGCGATCATCCCGGTGCACGGCGTCCTCGTGAGCCGCAGCATGCAGATGAATCCCTGCGAAACGATGACCAGCTACGAGCAGGTGCGGGCCCAGGTCCACGCCGCTCTGGCGGATCCGGCAGTCGAGCAGATCGCGTTCGACATCGATAGCCCCGGCGGAAGCACGACCGGGTGCTACGAACTGGCGGACTTCCTGTTCGAAGCCCGTGGCGTTAAGCCGATGAGCGCGATCATCCACTACAACGGTTTTTCAGCCGCGTACCTAATCGCGGCCGCCGTCGGCAACGTATCAGTGTCGCGGACGTCCGGTGTCGGGTCGGTCGGCGTGATCGCCAAGCACTTGGACCTGTCGGCTCGCAACGAGCAGATGGGTGTGAAGGTTACGACCGTCTCGGCCGGCGCGCACAAAAATGACCTCTCGCCTCATGAGCCGATTACCGAGCAGTCGATGAAATTCCTGACCGACATGGTGCAGGGCTACTACACCCAGTTCGTCGACACGGTTGCCAAGTTCCGAGGGATGGCTGTCGAGGCAGTTCGCGCCACTGAGGCCGGCGTTTTCTTCGGCCAAGCGGGCGTCGATATCGGTTTTGCCGATCGTATCGAAACGCCGCAGGCAGCCATCGACCGAATTGCTGCTGAAGCGCGCCAGTCTCGCGCAGCACGCAGCACCCAGACTTCCATCGGCGCCCGCGCGAAAGCGATGGCGCTCCAGACCCAAATTTGACCGCGTTCGCGGGCAAGCAACCAAGCCGCCCTCGAGGCGGCTTTTTCTATTCTAGGAGAGGCACTTATGCCAACCATCAATGAGCTCCGCAGCGAACGCGCCAAGGTCAACGCCAGCGTGCAAGCCCTGGCCAAGATCGAAGCTGACGGCGGCCAGCTCAACACCGAGCAGGTCCAGCAATTTACCGACTTGCAGGCCAAATTCGATGACCTGACCGCCCAGATCGGCCGTATGGAAGCTGCCGAGCGTGTGGCTGCTGCCGCCGCCGTGCCGGTCGACCGCGCCCAGGCCAGCGCGCACCAGCCACAGGCACCGCCGGCTGGCAGCATGGCTGCGCGTCCGCGTGAGCCAGAGATCCCGGGTCTCGGTATGTCGCGCATGGTCCGCGCGCTGGTCGCGGCCCAAGGCAATCAACAGGCCGCCGCCAAATTTGCCGCAGACAACCACTTCGGCGATGACGTCGCGATGGCTCTGAGCACCCTGACCCCTGGCGCCGGCGGCGTCCTGGTCCCGACGAACATGGCCCGCGAAGTCATCGAGCTGTGGCGTCCGAAATCGGTCGTCCGCACCCTCGGCGCGCGCCCGATGCCGCTGGTGAATGGCAATCTGACCATGCCTCGCCTGAAGGGCGGCGCTGTCGTCGGCTACGTCGGCACCGAAACCGACATCCCGACCACTGGTCCGCAGTTCGATGACCTGAAGCTGACGAGCAAAAAGCTCGCCGGCCTGGTTCCGATCTCGAACGACCTGCTGTCGTACTCCGGCACGAACCCGAACGTTGACAAGATCGTCGTGGACGACCTGGCAACCGCCATGGGCGCGCGCGAAGACAAGGGCTTCATCCGTGATGACGGCAACAACAACACCCCGAAAGGCTTGCTGCACTGGGCGCTGGCCGGATTCAAGTTCGTCGCGTCCGCCGGCGACACCATCCAGAAAATCGAGACCGATCTGAACAAGCTGATCCTGGCACTCGAAGGCGTCGATGCGAATCTGGGCCGCCCTGGCTGGATCATGTCGCCGCGCACCTTCCGCTTCCTGGAAGGCATGCGCGACGGCAACGGCAACAAGGTTTTCCCGGAAATGAAGGACGGCATGTTGAAAGGCTACCCGGTCGGCAAGACCACCCAGGTGCCGAACAACCTGGGCGCCGGTTCGAACGCTTCGGAGCTGTATTTCGTCGACTTCAACGACTGTTTCATCGGCGAGGACGAGAGCCTGCTGATCGACTACTCCAAGGAAGCGGCCTACAAGGACGGTAACGGTGACATGGTCAGCGCCTTCCAGCGTGATCAGACCCTGGTGCGCGTGATCGCGAAGCACGACTTCGGCCCGCGTCACGTCGAATCGGTCTCGATCCTGACCGGCGTTACCTGGGGCGCTTAATCAGCGCGTGGCCCTGACTCGGGGCTGAAAGCGGCGCTGTCCGGCGTCGCTCACCATCTACAAGCGAGAACCTCATGAAAGTCGTCAAATTCCTCAAGCCGTGGAAGATTTACAGCCCCGGCGACGTCGCTGGCTTCGACGAAGACCAGGCCGAAGCCCTGATCAAAGCCAAGGCTGCCGAGCCGCACGCTGAAGATAAAGCCAAGCCAGCCGCGAAGTAAGTCCGCGCGCGAAATGACCGTCATGACTCACCTGCACATCGCCCCGAGCGTCCTGACCATCCGCGTGTACGACGCACCGGGCGGCTACGAAGCACGCCGGCCGTACGTGGGAATCATGACGGTCAGCCACCTCTCGGACACGGTCGTCTACCTGCACGGCGCCGTCGGCAAGATCGACCGCGCCACACACCGGGCGGCCCTGGCCATGCTGCGCGAGCGCGGCGTTACCACGGTGCAGTACGAACGCCGCGGGCAAATGAAAACACTCAGCTTGATAGCAAAGGAATAACAATGGCGCAGCAATTCTCCGTACCGGTGCGAAACGCCCGCCTCGACGCGATCGAGGCAGCAATCGGCGCATCGCCGAAGCTGCGCTTCTACAGCGGTGCCCAGCCGTCCAGCTGCGCCGCAGCGCGCACCGGCACGCTGCTCGCCGAACTGGCCCTGCCGTCCGACTGGATGGCGCAGGCCGCCGCCGGCTCCAAGGCGTTCGCCGGCAGCTGGTCGGGCGCCGGCGCCGCCGCGGCCGGCGCGGGCACGAACATCGGTCACTTCGCCATCATGGATGCGGCCGGCACCACCTGTCACCAGCAGGGAAAAGTCGGCGCCACCGGCGACGGCACGGCCGACATGACGGTCGACAACCTGAGCCTGGCGCAGGGTCAGGCGATCTCGGTTACCGCCTTCACGCTGACCGACGGGAACGCCTGATGAGGCGCTACTACCTGACAGACATCCTGGGCACCGGGGAGGCGGACATCGACGAGTTCCGTCCGGTGCCTGCTGAGTACGGAGTCAACTTCGCCTGGTCGATGCCGTCCAGCGCCGACGGCCTTCCGCTGAACAACTGGGGGCTGGTGGAAGTCAGCCTTGCCGGCGATGCGGCTCTGGCCGCAATGGCTGCTGACCCGCGATTGGACGCGCTGCCCTTCGTGGCGCGCGAAACGCTGCTGGCCGAAATCGACCCGGCAGCGGTTGCTGTGATGCGCGATGCGCTGGCGCGCCGCAGGATTGACGTCGGCTTCACGAGCGCGGCGACCTTCGGCGACATCCTCGACAACATCACCTGGCGCTCCAATCACCCATAAAACATGGCGACCCCGTTCTTTCTAGACACGTTTGATGGTCCAGACAACCAGTTCTTGGAATCATATTCTGCGAACTGGGTGAAGTCGGCCAGCCAGGCGGGCAGAGCAATGCTGCTCGGTGGTCGCCTCTACCAGAGCAATGCTGACACCGCCGTCTATTGCCGTAGCGACGTGCAGCCGCCAACGGCCGATTACGACGTAAGCGCGTCGCTGTACTTCGCCAGCGGAAACGGGGCGCCATCTGTCGGCGTCTGCGGTCGAATGGCTGGACCCGGTAGCGCGGCTCTAACGTTCTACCAGGCCCGAATCGTCAACAACGGGTCAGGGATCGTTCTCGCGCGTTTCATCAACGGCGCGACGGTAACGCTCTCGTCGGTCGCCTACAGTGCACCTGCTGGCGCCGAGCCGAAGCTGGCCCTTCGCATGAAAGGCGACCAACTCAGTGTCCTGCTGGACGGCGTTGTCGTGGTCGGACCGATCACGGACAGCAACATTACTGCAGCGGGATATGCCGGCATCCGCATGGCGAGCGCGTCGGCAAATCAGATTCGCATCGACAACTTCGCAGTCGAGCCGATCGAGGAGAGCGTCGCCGCAATTGTCGCGACGCTGAGCGCGACTCTAGAGCCGGCATCTATCGGCAGCGCGGCTCAGCTGGGAGCCGCCGCGGCGCTCACCGCGACATTGTCCCCGGCGGCCCTGGCATCGGCGGCCACGCTCGCATCGAAAGCTGGCCTGACGAAGACTCTGGCGCGGGCCGTGCTGACATCGACCGCCTACATCGAGGCAGAGCCGCCGCAGCAGGACGGAGTCGAAGGAACGCTTGCGAAAATACTGGCCGCCGCCACGCTCGCGGCATCGGCCAGCTTGGTCGTGAGGGGAGCATTGTCGTCGACCCTCAATGACTCGACCCTTGTGGCCGTCGCTGCCCTCGGTGCCGCGCCGCCGCCAGCGGAGTTTGATATTTCAAAAATTCACCCGTCCCGACGAGTCGTTTTCGAAGGTAGCGGCAGCCGCGTCACGCTCTACGAGGGCAGCGGCTCGCGCATAACGCCATTCGACGGCAGCGGTAGCCGGGTGACGCCCTTCGAAGGAAGCGGCAGCAGACTTACGAGGTTCGAATGAGCAGCAGGGAACCAATCAAGATTGGCGATAAGTGGACGGTCGACCGCGACGTCGACGAGATCAGTCACTACCTCGCCGACATCACCCAAGAGCTTATCGATCGCGCTACGACCGCTGTGTCGGTGGTGCTGGTCCTGGCCGGCGTGGCGCAGGTCGAGCAACCCAGTATTCAGGTGGCCACCCTGGAGGGCGTCCAGCGCACCTATGTCGTTGCCCTGTTGGGGCCTGTTGATGGCCCTCGGCCAGCGGACTGGCGATGGGTGGCGCGCGTGACCTGCGCGAATGGCGAGCGATTCGACAAAACAACCTGGTTCAACGAGGTAGACCCATGATCGACGTGTCCAAACTGCCCGCCGTGCGCGTCCAGCTCGAGCGCGACCTCGCGGCGCGGGCCGAGCCGGCGGCGGCGTCGAGCCCGACGTCAAGGCCTGTCGAATACGCGCGTGCGCCAGTGACCACCGGTGGCCAGCCTGGCGCCGGCCGGCCGCCAGCAACACAGGAAGCCATCCGATGAGCTGGAAACTGATCACGCCGCCCACCGGGCTGGCGGTGTCGATGGCCGAGGCGCGCACCGCCGCGCGGGTGGACGTCGACGAAGAGGGCACCTCGCCGCTGGATGGCGAGATCCAGCGCGCGATCCGGACGTACACCACCGAGGCGGAGGGTGAGACCAACCGCGCCATCATGGAACAAACCTGGCGCTTGACGCTGGATCGCTTCAACGGCGCGATCGAACTGCGCCGCCCGCCGCTGCTGCAAGTCGTGCATGTGAAGTTCTACGACGCCGACGACGTGCGGCAGACGCTCGACCCGCAGGACTACCAGATCGACGGCGATAGTGAGCCGGGGTACATCGTGCCGGCGCCGGGCAAGGCCTGGCCAGCGACTGCGGCGCGCATCAATGCGGTCGAGGTGCAAATCCGTTGCGGCTACGGCCCAGATCACAACTCGGTGCCAGATGCGATCTCTGGCTTTATCCTGGCGCGCCTAAGCGAGCACTTTCAGTCCGGCGGCCAGGCGAAGAACGAACACGTGAAGCGGCTGCTGTGGCCGGAGGTGGTGTGCGGATGATGAACGACAGAATCACCCTGCAGCGGCCCGGACCCGGTGCCGGCAAGCTGCGCGCGGCAGACGCCTGGACCAAGATCGCCGAAGTCTGGGCGCACGTGCTGTTCCCGTCCGGGATCGAGGTGGTGCGCGCCGGCGCCGAGGTCTCGATCGTCAAGTGCTCGATCAAGATTCGCGCCCGGCGCGACATCGACACCGGCTGCCGCGTGCTGTTCAAGGGCAAGGCGTACGACATCAAGTCGGCGCTGCCAGACACGAAGGATAGCCAGTTCATGTTCTTGGTGTGCGACGGGGTGTCGTGATCGATTACGACACCTCGGCATACGGGGATGCCATGACCGCGATGAAGAAGACGATCACCGAGGCAATGGGCGAGTCCACGCTGCGCACGGTCGGCTTCGCCGGGGTTGAAATTTTCCGGGATCAGGCACAGCAAAACTCTCTGAAGCATTACGAGACGGGAACGCTCTACTCCAACATCATCGTCAAGCGACTCGAAGAGGAATCGGACGGTGGTCGCCGACAGGTCTACATCGTCACTGTTCGCAATGGCACGGCCGGCAGCCCAGGAGCCTTTTACTGGCGATTTGTCGAATTTGGTCACAAGTTCGTCCCACGAAATACTAAGCGCAGCAAGACCGGTCGCACGGTCGGCTGGAAGGCTCACCGTAAAGCGGCTGAGCTGGAGTACGGCACAGCAAGCGCGCCGGCGTATCCGTTCATGCGGCCCGCCTACGAAAGCAAGAAGCACGAGGCAGTCGACGTAATGACTCGAACCTTAGCTGAACAGATTGCGAGGAATGCCCGATGACCCCTGAAGACCATATCGACGCCCTGCTGCTGCACCTGGCCGGCGGCCGCGTCTTCCCCGACGTGGCGCCGAAGGGCACAGCGCGGCCGTTCATCACCTACCAGGCGGTGGGCGGCGCACCGCTGAACTTCCTGAGCGGCGACCGCCCCGACAAGCAGCCGGTGCGCATGCAGGTCAACGTCTGGTCCGAACGTCGCGCGGAAGCGTCCGAGATCGGCATGCTCGTCGAGGATGCCATGCGCTCCGCGACCGAGCTGCAGGTCGAGGTTCTGACCGGCCGAGTGGCCACCTACGACGAAGAAACCGACCTACGCGGAACCATGCAGGACTTCAGCCTCTTCTGCTGACCCAGCAACACCCCATCCCCAAGCCGCCTCGCGAAAGCCAGGCGGCTTTTTCTTTGCCCGGACGCCGGGCGCTTACCCCTGAAAGGCACCTATGCAACTGCCCAACAACATCGCGTTCGCCGTGGCGACCGCATTCGCTGCCGCTGTCAGCATCACCGCGATCACCAACGCAACCGAGGCGGTGGCCTCCGCGACCAACACCTTCGCTGTCGGCGACTTCGTCGAGTACACCGGCGGCTGGAGCAAGGCCAATGGCCGCGTCTTCCGCCTGAAGGCCGCCAGCGGCACCACCTTCACCCTGGAAGGCCTGGACACCACCGACACCAGCCTGTTCCCGGCAGGCGCCGGCACTGGCACGGTCCGTAAGGTCACTACCTGGGTGCCGATCACCGGCGTGGTGAGCGCCGAGGTCTCGGGCGGCGACGGCAAAACCGTCGAGGTGCCGCTGCTGGACAGCGACATGCCGGTGATGCTGCCGGACGGCTTCACTGCCACCACCGTAACCGTGACGATCGCCGACGACAAGTCGCTGCAGCACCACGCTGCCCTGAAGCTGGTGTCGGACGGCGTCAAGCTGACCTGCCTGCGCGGCATTCTGCCGGGCGGCGGCGTGCTGCTGTACGCCGGCTACTGCTCGTTCAACGAGTCGCCCAGCCTGGCCAAGGGCAGCGTGATGGCCGTGCGCGCCGTGTTCTCGCTGCAGAACAAGGTCGTCCGCTACTAAACCCGTTGCCAGCCGGCGCCGAATGGTTGGCGCTGGCCTTCCCAGCCCGCGGGGTAGCGCCTCGCGGGTCTTTTTACCTCCTCTCGAAAGAAAATCATCATGGCAAAAGCAAAACTCTCCCTGGCTGACGAAGCAACCTTCAAGGCAAAAGTCGAGATCCCGGTCCCTGGCGGCAAGATCGCCGAAGTGGAATGGGTGTTCGCGTGGATGGAGCGCGACAAGTTCAAGGAATTCATCAAGAACCTGGAAGGTGCCGACGACGTCGATGCGCTGATGGACATCAGCCGCGGCTGGGATCTGGACGACCAGTTCGGCCGCACCGCTGTCGAGAAGATGACCCAGAAGTATATCGGCGCAGCGCGCGCCGTTCTGGACAAGTTCATCGCCGAGCTGACCGGCGCCCGCGCAAAAAACTAAGGGCCGTCGCCTCGGCCCTCTACGAGCCGGAGCCCTCCGAAGCCGACTTGGCGGTGGCGGGCCTCACGCTGGAGGACTTGGCGACGGAGCCCGTCGAAATCTGGCCCGAGAACTACCGGGCCTACTGCCTGTTCCACAGCCTGCGTCGGCAGTGGCGGATCGCGCCGATGGGCGGCCCGCTCGGGCTCGACTTCGCGATCGCCTTCCATCGAATGGATCGGATGGGCTTGACCACGGAGGAATACAACCAGCTGGACGAAGACCTTCAGGTGATGGAAGACGCAGCGCTCGAGGCGATGCGGAGCAAGGAATAACAGTGTTGCCGCCATTTAGCGGCTTTTTTATGGGCAGCGCATGAGCCAGACCGTCAACGAAGCAATCATCAAGGTCAACGTCGACGCCACCGGCGTGGAAGAGGGCAACCGTCGCATCGATGCCTCCACCGCGCGCACGGGTAAGAATCTCGAAAATCTGGGCGCCACCGCGCAGAAAACCGGCAAGTCCCTCGATACGCTCGGCTCTGGCCCTGGCCTGCGAAACGTAAGTGATGGCGCCGGCGCCGCCGCCGGCCAGGTCGACCGGGCGACGAAGAGCATGGCCGAGTCAATCCAGCGCGCCACGGCCACGATGAACGCAGGCGCGAAGGGCACCGCCGCGTACTACGAGGCCCTGGCCAACTCGCGCGGCCTGAACATCGCCACGCTGCGCCCATACCTGGATCAACTCGACGCTGTTACCCGCAAGACCCAGCAGGCTGCAGTCGCCCAGCGGCAGCTCGACGCCGGCAACAACTTCCTCGCCGGTCTGCGCGCGCAAGCTGACGGGATCGGCAAGACCGCATCGCAACTAGCGGCCCTCCGTGCCGAGGAACTGGGTGTGGCAGACGCCGCGCGTCCGCTGATCGAGCAGCTGCAGGCCGCTGAGGAAGCGGCCGGCAACGCTGGTGGCTCGGTGAGCGGGTTTGCCGCTGCGGTGGCAAGTATTGCAACCGGAGCCGGCGTTGCAGCCGTTGTCCAGCTGTCGGATGAGTACGGTAAATACACCGCGCAACTGAAGCTCGCGACCACCGGCCAGAGCGAATTCTTGAATGCTCAGGGAGCGGTGCGCCGCATCGCGGCCGGCGCACAGTCCGACCTGTCGGCAACCGCGTCCCTCTACGCGAGCATCACCAAGAGTACCCGCGACCTCGGGATCGCTCAGTCGCAGGTCGCGGATATCACGGAAACCGTGAGCCTGGCCCTCAAGGTCTCGGGCGCTTCGACTAACGAGGCAGCGTCAGCAATTCTGCAATTGTCCCAGGCATTCGCATCTGGCGTCCTGCGTGGCGACGAGTTCAATTCGGTCAACGAGGCATCCCCACGTCTGATGCAGGCGCTGGCTGACGGCATTGGCGTGCCGGTCGGCGCATTGCGTGCGATGGCCGAGCAGGGTGCGCTCACGACCGACGTTCTGGCGAACGCGCTCCCGCGCGCGCTGACGGCGCTGCGCACCGAGGCGAAATCGGTCGAATCGATCGGCGGCGCCGTCACGGTCCTCAAAAACAACCTGATGGAGCTGGTGGGGTCGACCGCCCAATCGAATGGCGCGGTCAGTCTGCTCTCGGGCAGCATCGGCCTGCTGGCCGATAACCTGGTGCTGGTCGGCGGGGTTGTCGCGACCGGCGCGCTAGCCAAGCTAGGCTCGATGGCAGGCGTCGCTGCGGCGAAGGCCTATGAGAATGTTGCAGCGAGCCGCGCGCTCGCCGCGGCAAATCTGGCGACCGCCAACACGAACGTTGCGGCTACGGCAGCGGCATCAGCGACGGCGGCTGCGCGCGTTAACGAGCTGCGCGCCGCCGTCCTGGCAGCGGAGGGCAATGCCGCGCTCGCGATCGCGACGAATGGCCTGATCCCGGCCCAAGCGCGCGCGGCGACTGCCGCGGCGGCGCATACCGCTGCGTTGACCGCGCAGGCGGCCGCGGCTCGTGCGGCTTCCGTTTCGATCACGGCCGCGCGCGGCGCGCTAGCGTTTGTCGGCGGGCCGATTGGCGCCGTCATCACCGTGCTCGGCCTGGCCGCGACAGCCTGGGCCGTGTGGGGCAATGCGGCAGAGGACGCCAATAACCAGGCGTCCGAGTCGACCGAGGAATCGACGGCCGACATGATCGCCCGCCTCGACGAGCAGATCGCGAAGCTTCGCGAGCGCAACGCCCTGGCCGCGACCGAGCCGCGCATCAAGGCGCTGGACGGCATCAGCGAGGTGGACAAGGACGGTCTCGCACGCGCGAAGGCGGCGCTTGACGAAAATAAGGCGGCCCAGGCGAAGTTCGCGGAAAATTCGCGCGAGCGCATGATGCTGCAGCTCGAAGAAGTGGAGCTGTCGGGCAAGTACGAGGCGGCGCTCGACCGCGTAAAAGCGCTGCAGGGCGAGGTTGCTAAAGCAGCCGCGCGTACCAGAGACGAGCGCCTCGACGACTGGTATGCGAAGAACGGGACGTCGGCGCAGCGTCTGGCCGCCGAGCTCGCGGACCTAAAAAATCAGTTCGGCACCATCCCTCCCGAAATGGAGAAGCTGGTGCGCGCCAAGTTCACCGATCCGGCGGCCACCAAGGCGCTCGCCGACCAGGCGAAGGCGGCGAAGGAATACGCCGACCTGATCGACCGCATCAGCGGCAAGAGCGCGGGCGTCGACGCCGACTACGTGGAGAACCTGCAGAAGCTGGCCGGTGGCTATGCCGCCGGTAAGCAGTCGATGGCGGACTATGTGGCCACCGTCGAGGCGTACATCAAGCAGCAGCCGTTCGTCGCGCAGGCTGAAGAAGAGCGGAAGAAATCGATCGAGCAGTACGACAAGATGCTCGAGAGCGTCGAGAAGCGCGCAAGTAAGGCGCAAAGCGATGCGCAGTCTCAGCGCGATGAAAACGAACAGATCGGGCTCGGCGCGCAGGCGCTGGCCGAGCTGAACGCCACTCGCCTGGAGAGCTTGGCGCTGCGTGCCGAAGAGCAGGTATGGGTAGCCGAAGGCCTGGACATTACCGGGGCGATGGCGGAGGAATACCGCAAGGAGGCGGCGGCGCTGCGCGAGCGCGCGGAGGCCATTCGCGATGGCGCTGCAAAGCAGATCAGCTTCGATGCGGCGAAGAAGGCGGGCGAGGAGCTGAAAGACTTCCTTGACCCGGCACGTGCGCAATCCTTCGGCGACGCGCTGCGCGAAGCGTTCGGCGGCGCCGGAGATTCGATCAGCAAGCTGACCGCCTCGCTGACGGGCTTCTCCCAACGGCAGGCGGAGATCGAGAAGAATCGCGGCAATGCGGCGCTTCTCTACCTGGAAGGGAAAAAGACCGAGTTCGAGTACCTGGCCGACGTCGAGGCGCTGAGCAAGCGCAGCACCCAGAACCAACTGGCCGGCTACGGCGCCATGACCGGCGCCGCCGCTGGCTTCTTCAATGAGCAGAGTCGTGGCTACAAGGCGCTGCAGACCGCATCGCAGGTCTTCCACGCCGCCGAACTGGCCATGACGCTGGCGGAGCTGGTGCCGAAGGGTATCAGCGCAGTGCTGGGGCAGGGCCAGGGCGACCCGTACACCGCCTTCGGCCGCATGGCTGCTATGGCGGCGATCGTGGCCGGCCTGGGCGTCGCCATCGGCGGCGTGTCGGGCGGCGGCTTGCCTCTGTCGCAGCAGCGGCAGGAGAAGCAGGGCACCGGCAGCGTGCTCGGTTCGGACGCGAAGTCGGAATCGATCGCGCGGTCGCTCGATGCCATCGAGGGTGCCACACTCCAGGGTTTGGGCATCAGCAATGGCATGCTGACCTCGCTGCGCAACATCGAGGCCGGTATCGGGCAGTTCGCCTCGCTGCTGGTGCGCACAACCGGCGTGACTGGCGGGTTCGGCTCGGAAATGAACAGGGCAGCGTTCGATTCGAAGTCGATCGGGATCGGCGGCGCGCTGGCCGGCGCCGGCGTGGGCGGCGGCCTTGGCAGCACGGCGGCCCTGACATACCTGGGGGCAGGCTTCGGCCCGGTGGGCATGGTGCTGGGCAGCGCGCTGGGTGCGGTGCTCGGCAAGACCTTCATCGGTAAGGCCCTGGGCAGCATCTTCGGCGGGAAACAATCCGTCGAGGACACCGGTTTCACCCTGGCGCCGTCGAGCTTTGGCGGCATCCTGGCCGGCGGCACCGATGCGGCGCAGTATGCCGACATCAAGAAGGACGGCGGGTGGTTCGGCAAAGACAAGTACAGCACCGTGCTCGAAGGCCTGGGCGCCGAGGGCAACCGCCAGATCGCCAGCATCCTGACGTCGCTGTACGACACGGTCTTCCAGGCCGGAAGCATGCTGGAGGTAGGTGCCGACGGCTTCGCCGCGCAGCTGAACAGCTTCGTGGTCGATATCGGCAAGGTGTCGCTGAAGGGGCTGTCGGACGACGAGATCGAGAAGGAGCTGTCGGCCGTGTTTTCCAAGGTCGGCGACGACCTGGCCAAGTTCGGCATCGGCGGCCTGGAGCAGTTCCAGAAGGTGGGCGAGGGCTACCTCGAGACCCTGACCCGGGTGGCCACCAACTACCAGGCTGTGACGGTGGTCACGGACTCGATGGGGATGACGTTCGACGCGGTCGGCTTGGCGTCGGTCGGCGCGCGCGAGCGGCTGATCGACCTCGTCGGCGGCCTGGACGAATTCACCTCGAGCGCCGACCAATTCCTGTCGGACTTCTATACCGACCAGGAGCGCGCGAACTCCCTGCGCGCGCGGATCTCGCCAACGCTGGACCAGTACGGCATCGAGACCGGCGCCGAAGACTCGCTGCAGCAGTTCCGCAGCGTGGTCACCGGCCTGGACCTGACGACCGAGGCCGGCGCGCGCGCCTACGCGACCCTGATCCAGATAGCTCCGGCGTTCAAGCAGATCGCGGACGTCGATGCGGCCATCTTCGAAGAGCGGGCTGACCTGCAGAAGGAATTGGACCAGCTAACGCTGTCCGAGACCCAACTGCTGGCCCAGCAGCGCGCCGCGCTCGACGAGAGCAACCGCTCGCTGTTCGACCAGATCCAGGCGGTAAAGGCGAAACAGGCGGCCGACCAGGCGGCGACCGAGGCGGCGGCCAAGGCGATTCAGGACATGAAGGACGCCGCGGCGTCGCTCATGACCGGCGTCGACGGCGCTTTCTCGGTGCTGCAGCGCGTGGTCGACCGCCAGAAGAAAGCGCTCCAGGAAGAGATCAACGTGCGCACGGCCTCGATCCAGAAGATCGAAGCGCTGTCGCAATCTTTGCGCTCGACCTTGGATGGCATGACGGTTTCCGGCCGCGAGGCTGAGGACCGCCAGGCTGCCCAGGCGCAGATTCAGGCCGCCCTGGCCATCGCCAAGGCATCGGGCACTCTGCCGAAAGCCGAAGACCTGCGCAACGCGCTGTCGGTGGTCAGCAAGGATTCGTCCGCGCTGTTCGCCACGCAGGAGGACTACCTGCGCGACTTCTACGCTACCCGGATCGGTATCGAGGATCTGGCCGGCCTGACCGACGATGCACTGTCGGTCGAGGAGCGCAGCCTCCAGCGCCTGGAGGACCAGGTCAAGCAGTACGAGCTGATGCTCGAGCGCGAGCAGGAGCAGATCGACGTCCTGAAGGGGATTTCCACCATCGGGCTGTCGATCGAGCAGGCCATCCGCGCGCTGCACGGCGCGATGGCGGCGGCCAGCGCGAACCCGGTCAATTCGGCCGCCTCGGCAATCAACGACGCCTACAAGTCGGCGCTGGGCCGGGCGCCGGATCAGGCCGGGCTCGACTACTGGAAGAACGTCGCCGCCGGCGGCACCTCGACCGGTGCAATTGTCGACTCCATCAAGAACTCGCCCGAGGCGCAGCTCCAGAAGCTCTACAAGGACGTGTTCGGCCGCACGGCTGACGCGGCCGGACTGGACTACTGGCTGGGCCAGGTCAACAAGGGCATCAGCCTGGGTGCGATCAAGGACACGTTCGAGAACAGCGACGAGAAGAAGGGGCTTCGCGGCTTCGCCGTCGGCGCGAACTACATCCCGGTCGACATGCCCGCAATGGTCCACCAGGGCGAACGCATCATCCCCGCGGCTGACAACCGCGAGCTGATGCGCCGCCTGGCCAGCCCGGAGCAGGGCAACGAGGTGTTGGTCGCTGAGATCCGCGCGCTGCGTGAGGAGGTTGCGCTTCTTCGCGGCGAAGCCGAACGGGGAACCGACGCGGCGGTGCAGCTCGCCGATCAGTTCGACAACGTGACGGACGGTGGAAACGCCTGCCGTGTCGAAGTCATCAATAAAGTACGCACCAAGGAGGCCGCATGACTGTAAAGGTGAGGGTCATGGTCCCGATCGACGTCAAGGCCAGCATGATCAAGGCCGGGACGTCGGTCCCCGAACCAGACACGTCGAAGGGCGAGGTGGCCTGGGTGGCAAGCGCGAGCCAGGTCGTGGGCAATGAGCGCACGTACAACGGATCCATCTGGATCTGCGCGCAGGCACATTCCGGCCGTACGGCAACTCCCGACCTCGACACGCTTTACTGGACGCGGCTGGGCCCGACGAACCGCATGGCGCCATTCGACGACTATTCGAACACGAAAGTGGTCGGAGTCACGTCGATGACCTATGTGGTGCAGCCCGGGTTTCTGAATGGCCTCGCGGTCTACGGCATGGAAGGAGCGACGTACGAGATCGTCGTCCGCGACGCCCCGGGCGGCGCGGCCATGCGCTCGTGGAGCGGCGATCTGTACAGCCAGGCAGCAGGCTTCTACGAGCTGCTGTTCTCACCGCTGCTGCCGACTGAGCAATTGTCGTTCGACGACATTCCACTGTCGCCGACGGCAGAGGTGACCATCACAGTCACGTCGGCGCCCGGCGGGCGCGTTGCGATCGGCACCATCAAGATGGGCGACTGGCGACAGTTCGTCGAGAACGGCATGCCAGGGGGCACTCGGCACGGTGCCGAGTCAACTCGCAAGAGCCGCACGCTGCGCGAATACAACGCCGACGGCACCTACAAGATCGTCCGCCGCGCCAGTAGCCGTGACGTGACCTGCAGCATCGTCGTCCATCCGGACCAGGCGATGCAGGCAGACGCGATCCTGGGCGAGGTCGAGGACCTGGCCGTTCCCTTCGAGGCGAGCGGTCTGCCGAAGTACGGCTACTTGAACACGCTCGGATTTGTCACCGGAACCATCCGCGCCGACTCGCCGGGCACGGCCAGCATCAATTTGAAAGTTGAAGGGAATATCTGATGGCAGTTACTCCAGTACCGTCGATGACGGACATCCCACCCTTCCCAGCCCTCTCGGATCGTGCTGCTGGCAGCTACAACGGTATGGCATTCGCCTTCGGCACACACATGGCCGAGAAGTTCAATGACGAAATTGTCGCTGTAGCCGGGAGCGCGGTCGCGAATGCTACCGAGGCAGCGGGTCACGCCGAAGCAGCGAGTGAGTCAGCGCAGTCTGCTGAGACTGCCGCGCAGGCCGCAGCGCAGGTCGCTGGCGCCAATCCTTGGGTCAGCGGGACGACCTACGCAAAGAACGTTGCGGTCATAAGCCAGGTTAACTTCCAGGCCTATCGCCGGATGGTTGCCGGCGCGGGCACGACGGACCCCGCAAACGACACCGGCGCCATATGGATGCCGCTGTTTGGCAACGGATCGTTCAGCATTGGCGCTAACTCGTCGGCCACCTTCGACCTGGCGGCTCGAAATTTCTTCACGCGCACGATGTCGTCGAGCGAGACATGGGTCTTCGCGAATTGCCCGACCAACGGTTTCTCGTTTGGCGTCGAGCTGACCTACGCCGGCGGCACTCTGGCCCTTCCAACTAGCGTCAAGTCCCCCAACAACGTCGTCTATTCGTTCGTCGCCGGCAAGACATACCTGCTGCTGTTCGTTACCACGAACAAGGGCACGCGCTGGCGCATGTCTGTCACCGAAGCCTACGACAACTGAGGCCATCATGGACCAGAATATTTTCAAGGCGATGTTCGCCGCCGCGCAGGTTCGCCCTGGGCAAGTGCAATGGACGACTCCAGGCACTTACTCTTGGGTGGTGCCACTCGGCGTGTACTTCATCAGCCCAGTCTGCATAGGTTCCGGCGGGTCGTCGGGGCCAGTGTCCAGCGTGGGGGCTGCGGGAGGCGGAGGTGGTGGCTTGCGATACGCCAAGTTCATCGCAGTAACGCCTGGCGAGACGCTCACAATTGTGGTGGGTGCCGTAGCGCAACTCGCGGCTGGCGGGGACACCATTATTCGTAGAGGCAGCACCGTGCTCCTGACGGCCGGAGGCGGCCGAGCGGGGACTTCCAGCGGCGGTGAGGGGGGCTCGGGCACGGCATTCGACGCCAACGTGGGCGGCGGTAACGGCGGCAGAGGGAAATCTAACGGCGTCACCGGCGTCCCTATATTCGGCGGGGGTGGCGGCGCGGGCGGGTATTCCGGTGACGGAGGCGGGTACAACACCTCTATCCCCGCGAGTGGCGGCGCGGGAGGCGCGGGCGGGAGCATGTCTGCTTCGGGGTGGGGCGGCGGCGGGGGCGGCGGTGGCGTAGGACTCAATGGCGAGGGGGCATCCGGAGCTGCTGGCCAAGGCTCAGGATCAGGAGGCACTGCCCAAGGCGGTACGGGTGGCTCGGGCGGCCAAGCTGGCTTCGCCGGCTTAGGTGTATCGAACAGCAGTGGCGGTCGGCACGGCGGAGGGGCGGGCGGAAACAGCTCGACAATCGGAGCGAGCGGCGCCTGCCGCATTATTTGGGGCTCCGGCCGAGCATACCCTTCAACGCTGACTCAAGATATGTAAAGGGCGCACTATGTATTTTCGACCATCTACCAATGAAGTATTCACTCTGCACGGCGAGATTCGTAGCGCACTATGGGAGTCATCGTCCATCATTTTGCAGGACGTGATCACCGGCGACTGCCTGGCCGACGCCGGCGTCTATCCGCTGGTTTATGAAAAGCCCGCTGTCGAGCCTGGTCAGATGGCCGAGCCGCTGACGGTCGAGCTGATCGACGAGCAGTGGACGCAACTCTGGACGGTGCGCGATGCAACGCCTGATGAACTGGAGGCGATGAAGCCGCCAGTTCCGGCCGAGGTCACCATGCGCCAGGCCCGACTCGCGCTGCTGGCCATCGGCAAGCTCGACCAGGTGGCGCCGGCGATCGAGTCGCTTGAAGGTGCCGAACGCGACGCGGCCCGCATCGAGTGGGAGTTCTCCAGCACCGTGGTGCGTAGCCGCCCGCTGGTGGTCCTGCTGGGCCAGGCGCTGGGCCTCGACGACGAGGAGCTTGATCAACTTTTCATCACCGCAGCGGGGTTGTAATGAAAGCAGCGTTTTATCGTGGCACGCGCCCGGGCCTGGCCGGCATCTACAACCGCCTGGTGCGGTGGTGGACCAAGTCGCCGTACTCGCACGTCGAGCTGATCTTCTACGACGGCGAGAAGTGCGCCGGCGCGCTGGCCGCTTCCGCCTCGAACATGGACGGCGGCGTGCGCACCAAGGTGATCGACTTCGACCCGTCGCGCTGGGACTTCATCGAGCTGCCCGATGCGCTGGCCGACCGCGCCTGGCAGTGGTTCCGCGACCACGACGGCGCGCCGTACGACCTGGTCGGCAACCTGCAATTCGTGCTGGCGCCGATCCCGCACAGCCAGCGCCGCTGGTTCTGCTCCGAGGCCGTGGCCGCCGCGCTCGGCATCCCGGACCCCTGGCGATACTCGCCTGGCACGCTGGCCAGCGCGCTGACCCTCCTGCAACAGCCCGCTCCGGCGGGTTTTTTTACGCCCGTCGAAAGGCCCCAATGAAGATCACCCCGCCCGAAATGGGCAGCTACGCCGGCGGCGCCGTCGCGATCGGCACCTCGCTGACGCTGACCCAGGTCGGCATCATCGTCGGCATCGTGACCGCGCTGCTGACGTTCGCCCTGAATGCCTGGTACACGGCGAAGAAGAACGCGCGCGAGCAGCAGCTGGCGGACCTCGAGCGCCGCGAGCGCGAGGTGCGGCTGGCGCAGATGCAGGCCCAGGGCTGCGAGGTGAAGTCGTGAGCCGCCGGGCAGCCGGCCTGGCCGGCCTGGTCGCGATCGTCGGCGCCGTCGCCGCCGGCGCGCTGCACGACGTGACGCCGCGCTTCGAGGGCACCGAGCTCACGACCTATCGCGACTTGGGCGGCGTGCTGACCTACTGCACTGGCGCCACCGAGGATGCGCAGTCGGGCAAGACCTACACGCCGGAGCAGTGCCGGGCGCAGCTCGATCGTGACCTGGAGCGGCACGCGGCCGGCATCGCGCGCTGCGTTCCGCTGGCCAGCATGACGGACGGCCAGAAGGTTGCCTTCGTTGACGCGGCGTACAACATCGGCGTCGGCAACTTCTGCGGTTCGAGTATGGCCCGCCGGGCGAACGCTGGTGACATGGTCGGCGCGTGTGACGCTCTGCTCGCATGGAACAAGGTCAAGATCTGGCGGCCGGTCATTGGTCGGGATGGGAAGACGGTCAAGGACGCGAACGGGAAGGTCGTTATGCGCCAGGTGCTGGAGGAGGTGCGTGGGCTGACGCGCCGGCGCGCCGCCGAGCGCGAGCTGTGCCTGCGAGGCCTGCCATGATCCCGATTGCGACAGCCATCGCGGCGCCGGCCGTCGCCGCACGATCGTACCGCGCGCTGGCGGCCAGCATCCTGCTGCTGGCCGGCCTGCTGCTGGCCGGCGTCGCAGGCTGGGTCGCCAACGGCTGGCGGCACGGCGCCGAGATCGCCGAACTGCGCCGCGCGCACGCCGAGTTCCGCGCCGGCCTGTCCGAGCAGGCGCTTGCCGACGTCCAGGCCGACGCGGCGACGGTCCGCCAGGCCGCGACCGAGTTCCGCACCATCCAATCCATCCTGGCGCCGAAGATGACGGCGCTCACCAAGGAGCTGCGCAATGCGAAGCCTCTCCCTCCTGATTGCCGTCCTGATCCTGTCCGGGTGCGCAACCTCGACGCCGCAATCGACGCCGCCAACCAGGCCATCCCTCGATAGCGCGCTGGCCGCGCCGTGCCCCCAGATCGTGCGCCCGGCCGCCGACGACTTCGACGCTTGGCAGGCCTGGGCTATCGACCTGCTGCGTCAGTACGCGGAATGCGCTGCCCGGCATGCGAAGACGGTTCAGGCGTGGCCGAATTAGACCCGCGGCGCGGGCCGCCTTGAATGAGCACGCGCTGGATGACCTGCAGCGGGGTGCCGCATTGGTGAAGCGACAGCACGCCGGCGGCCATGCCGTACACTCCCGCGATGTTCACGGCAAGGTCGACTTGGAGCGCGGTCAACCGATCAGTTCGTTTGTCCATGAAGCAATCGTACCGACCGAATGTGACCGCAGTTTGAGCGGGATCAAATCCTTCGACTGCTATACTGTATAAATGTACAGTAAAGTGAAACAGCTTCGTCGGCGCGGCCAAAAGCGTGACGAGCGCGAGTACCTGGCGGCCGAGCCTTGCGTGGGGGACCTGACGATGGTCGCCTGCGCCGGCGGCTACGAGCTCAACATTTCTGCGTGGGACGACTCGTCTGGAGCGCCGCTCATCCTGCCACTTCGCGACGCCCGCCTCATCACCATGCACGGCAACAAGATGCTGTTCTCCGGCGTCGAGCGTGATAGCAGCGGCGTCGGCTTCGAACAGGAGTGGGCGGTCCAGGTGATCGGCGCCAAGTAGGCTTGAGACTGTACTATTGAACCCTGTCGACCCGAATCAAAACAAGGGGTTACGGCGGCACCTAGAGCGGTTATGTAGTACAGGCCGTCCGCGCTAACCGGTTGTCCTGGAAAGGGAAATCGGCAAAGCATGGATAGATTCATAGCCTAACCAAGCTATTAGGTTTTTCTCATTAAATCGTAATGGATTGCTATTGGCCATATTGGCGGTAGAAGTGGAAGGCCAAAAAACATAGGCCTATGACGACTCCGGATAAGGAGCTATATTTTACGGCCCTAAATGCTGGCTCTCCCTTCTTCACGCGTTTCCATTCTTCCTTTAATACCCTCTGAGATTCTGAAACAATGGATGTTTCAACATCGCTGAAATGCGAGTCTTTCTTTTCGGAGTCTCGGGCGCGTATTTCAGTAATTGTGTCGTCAAGAAAGGTGGAGATGGAATTACTCAGAGCCTTATGCTCATCAGGATTTAGTCTAAGCAAAATTCTGAGCCCGAGCGATTTAAGACGGTCGATAGTTTCGAAGTTCTTCTCCAGAAATTCCGAAGCGTTGACGTTTTTATCCTTAGCCTTATCTGTAGCATATGCAGCCAGTTCACTCACGCCACCGATATACTCTGCTAGATCGTTTCTTAGAGAATCTACCCATGCTTGGCGAAATTCGGACGTCTTCTGCTCTTTGCTGAGTACAGTGGTGATCAGAACCATTACTGCGCCAATAATAGAAGCAGCGATCGCACCCAAGGCCGCGTCGGGGATGTTCATATTCTTCTTTCTAAAATTTGTAGAATCAAACTGAAGGTGATGAGCAATAAGCTGACCACGCTTCCATAAGCATTTTACGCTTCTCGATTAAGTCGCCACGGCGGTAAGCCGCCTCCACCTTGTCTGGCAAGCTGTGCGCCAGCGCGTGCTCGCAGACCTCGCGCGGGAACGAGTTCCCAACCGACTCCGCGCACCAGTCGCGGAACGTCGACCGGAAACCGTGCATCGTAATGTCGCCCCGCCCCATCCTGCGCAACACAGCAGTCAAACTCATGTCGGATAGTAAAGACCCCTCTTTGCGCCCGGGGAATATCGCATCGCCCAGCCTCGGCGCCTTACTCAGGATTTCGATGGCGCGGGTAGATAGCGGCACACGATGCTCGCGCCCGGCTTTCATTCGCTCCGGCGGCACGGTCCAGATGGCCGAATCAAAATCGATCTCGCTCCATAGAGCGCCGCGAATCTCGCCAGAACGGGCTGCCGTGAGGATGCCGAACTCGACAGCTCGAGCAGCGATCCCTTCGCGCTGGCGCAGGTCGACCATGAAGCTGCCGATCTCTTGCCAAGGGAGGGCGGCATGGTGGGTCACGCGCGCAACCCGGCTCGGATCGGCGAGTAGATGGTCGAGATGCCCACGCCAGCGCGCCGGATTCTCGCCGACGCGGAAGCGGCTGACCGTCGCCCAGTCCAGAATGCTCTCGATCCGGCCGCGCAGCCTGGTCGCGGTTTCAGTCTTTTCTTGCCAGATCGGCTGGAGCACCTTCACCACGAGGGCGGTATCGATTGCCGCCACGGGCAGGGCGCCGATGATCGGGCTGGCGTAGGCCGCGATCGTGCTTTCCCATTGAGCGGCGTGCTTCACGTTTTTCCAGCTACCTCGGTGCGCAGCGATGTAAGATGATGAGCAGTCGTCAAACGTGATCGCCTTCGCTCGCTCCAGGGCATCCCCTAACTGCGCGGCCTTGCGTTGTTCCAGCGGGTCGCCGCCGGCGAGCAGCGTCGACCGACAGGACCTGGCATGTTCGCGCGCCTGGGCGAGTGTTACGGTGTGCAGCGGGCCCAGGCCCATCTGGCGCTCTTTGCCGGCGCGGATGAAGCGGAAGATCCAGCTTTTCGTGCCGGACTTCGAGACCTGCAGGTACAGGCCGCCGCCATCGCCGTAGTAGCCTGGCTCCTTCAT